AAGTTGGTGAAGTCTTCGGCCAAATTGGTAATGGTATCTGGATTGCTATCCACAAAGGACAGATCAGTGTATTCATGCGAGCCTTGGTCAGCAATGAACAGCAAAGGCGTATTAGATGTGTCCTTCTTGACAAGCGATATACCATCGAATGTGGTTGACTCACCGGCCGTGTCCATGTTATTATGAAGGCTTATATAAATTAAAGTGACACCAGCAGGGATCAGCCCGATATCAACCGTGTTCTTAACGAGTGTCGTACCCAGATCACCTGTATCATAAATTTCATTTGTACCCGGAGCCAAACCAACGGTCACTCTCGTTTCAAGGGCCGAAGCTGTAATCAGGCTGTACCTCAAATAGTAAGCGGTAGACTCTTCAACCTGAACAGCTTGATAGGTGAACCTTGGCGCAACATTACCAACAGGCTGAGTGATCACAAGTTGACCATTATTGACAATGGTATTGACACCACTATCAGCCGCAAAGTTAGTCTGCCATGAGGTCAATCCGGACGCAAAGTTACCATTGTTAACCAACGTATCACCGATAAGAATCTGTTCACCGGGAAGAAAGTCACCTTCTTTCTCCACGATCTGAATCACATCATAAGCATTAGACCCACCATAATACAACCCTTCCTGACTCAGTGTTTTACTGTCTTCAACGAATGCAACAGCACCAGAGGTTGTTCCGGTAATGAACTTATCAACAAGACGATCAACCTTGTAATCAGCTCCGCCACTAAGCTGAGGCGGAATGTTACCAAGGTCATCCTGCAACACTAGAAACTGTGGTGTATACCACAAGCCATCCGAGCATCTTAGAATGTTGAACTTCGGGTATTTGAAATTAACGGTTGAATCGTACAATGCACCAAACAGAAACTTAAACGACTGTTCGGTACCTTTATTCAGATAGAATGACCTAATGTTTTTAACCAGCAAATCAACGTCGGCAGCAAGCGCATCAGGGAAATTCTTTAGATATTGTGCCTTGAATGCTTCCTCAAACTGCGGTAAGGTGCAATCAACGTCATTGTAGGCAAGCAAATTAGACAATGCATCATACTGTCCACCTTCTTGATCCATATAGGTGAACACCTTCTCCATGAAGGTGATGATTCTAGGGTGATCCTCTACGATATGCGTAGGGAACATCCTCTTGGCTAATAGCATTAATGGTTTCTGGTCGATTGCCATTCTGTATTATCCTCTAACGTCTTTCACCAGCACACTATTGGTTGACAACTGTGCCAGATTATTAAACGCTACTCGTACATCTTTGCTCACCGGTGTTGCCTGTAGAATGATAGGGGCAAGGCTAAGCATACTTGGATTGAAGCTGGGTAGCGATACCAATCCTGTTACATAATCAATGGTGCCTACTCCACTCTTTGTCAATGATCCGTTGATATAGAAGTCTACCTTACCCGTTCCGTTGTCTTTGAATGTCACACTGTTACCACCTGTGTTGGTGTATGCAATAGAGGTGAGACTACCCGGCACTAATGCATTGTAGAACTTGATCTCGTATGTTCCGGCTGAATTACCTGCTGGCGTGAATGACTTACCCAATACCACATCGGCAAGGCTGGAAATGATGGATGCATGGGTGTTGTCCACAGCAGCAAGGAATCGGCTATATTTGAACGATTGCTCATAATCGAACACTTGGTCATCGAAGAATTGTACCACTGTGTTCTGTACTTGCGTGGTGATATCACTGGCGTTCAATGTGGTCTTATCCTTGTTGTAGGTGACCGTTGTTGTCAGGTTCACTCTAATGTACTCAGGGTCGATAATCTCTGGTGTAATACCCACCACTGAGAACTTGTTCAGCACATCCTCTTCGATACTCTTCTTGGTCGTTGGTGATACTAGGTCACCGTACACAGGCGCAACGGACACGAACACTTTGCCGTACTCTGGCGGCTCGGCGTCTTCCCCGCCCCATGCATTGATGGCTTTGATGTTGGGGAAGTTCTCCAGCACGGCCGTCTTGTAATCTTCGATGGTCACAATGCGTTGCTGTCTGGCGTATGATAACGGTGCCAACTGACGAATACTGGTCATGCTCTCTCTATCGGCACCATCACTGACAGGGGTGATATTGCTTATGCTGAATGATGCGGCGGGATACCCTTCCACACTCTCTGTCAACTCAAACTGGCGTATACCATTTGAAATGGCTCCGGAAGTCACTAGGTACTCGGCACTGACGTATTGTCCACCGATTAACGCTTTGCCCACTACGTTGTTACCGAAATACACTTGGACGCCCTCACCATTCTCTTGTAGGAAATATGCTTCCGTTGCCGGTCCAATTTCGGTGATCGTCTTCGCATATGCCCATGTGTTGCTAATGGTCGCTCCCTGTGATGCTCTTACCGCTATGGTGAGAAAATCTGTGTCTACGTTGGCTTGGTCAATGATGAATTCGTCATTGTTGCCTGTTACGCCCCACTCACGGCTAACGAAGGTGCCTTGTGCGACATACACGGTACCTGACCATGTCCACACATCGGTCCCTTGTTGTGCCACTGTCTGCGGCTGTTTCACCAAGGGGTTGTCTGCATAGGTCACGAACTGGATGGACGACCCGTCAGGCAGCTTGGACGTAAAGATTACGTTCTTTCCAACGGTCAAAGAGGCTGGTTGTACTGGGTCATCGATATCGAGGGATATTGTAAAGCTTGCACGTCCCGCTTTTGCTTGACTTGGAAAATATCCTAGTTCTTTTGCAATCGCTGAAACGTTCTTTCTTAACTGAGCAGATTCTAAAAACGATTCACGTAACGCAAAATTGGCTTGCACACCCACGTAATGGATGAGGTAGGCGCATACATCTATAAGCGTATTAAGGGCTGAACCCGTGAAATCGTAATCTTGAAATTCTGCTTGGTTGGAAAGAAAGGTGATCAACTCTTCTTTCACCGTATCGAAATCCAATTCTACTGTTGGTAAATTACTCATCTTGCTCTCTCTAACACGAAATCAACTGTGGCTTCTTGCATCAATGCGTAAAGGTAAAGGTCGACTTCTACGTATAATGTGTTGCTTTTATCATCAAACGAACAACGTACATCAACAACGTCGGCACGTGGCTCAAATGAATCAATGACTGCCTTGATGTTTTCCTTCATTGCAAATTCAACGATGGGTGACCAATTCTCAAATAACAGGCCACGTATGCTTGATCCAATCTCAGGATGAAATGGTCGTCCATAGAAATTTGTCAATACAAGATTCTTCACCGATTGCTTAACCGCATTAAGGTCATAAACCTTGTATATGTCTTGCGTGGTTGCGTTTAACGTCAAGTCAAAATCAATGTCTGTGTATGTTCTTTCTCTTGGCATTATGCTACGCCCTTGGCGATTGTTGAACCCTGATTAGCAGGTCCAACGACTGTTGTACTACCAGCAGAGGTCAACGAGGCGCTTACCGCACCACGTACATTGACACTCAGGCCGCTAATACTGATATTCTGTGTGGTGCTTGACATGCTCACGGCACCCAATCCTCCGCTGATCTTGGCACCATATTGTGCCTTGACGTTGATATTCTTCATGGAGGTGATATCGATGCCTTTTGCTGCCCACATCGAAATCTTGCCGTATGCTTTAATGTCGATATTCTTGTCGGCTTCGACATTGATGTTCTTTGCACGTATGTTTGCGTCACCATCAACGGCAATATTTAGGTCACCTTTAACCCATAGATTTCTGTCTTTCAACACGAATTCGTATGAATCACCAACGACTTTCAGAACTTCATCGCCGTTCGGGTGCCATTCACGAAACGTACCCTTTTTGTGATACCAATGAATACGCTCTTTGCTGGACGTGTCATCGTATTCTTCAACATGTCCCGATTCGGTTGCTCGGACGTGATTGAATGGATACTTGGACGCATAAGGTACACTCGGCTCCATGAACGTTTTGCCCTTTGCTGTGCGCTTGGGCGACTGCTCACGATTGCTTTGTTTCTCTTTAACGACCTGTGGTAGCTTGTCATTACGTGCCAAGCGTGGCATGTCTGACTCTTTCAATGCGTGTCTGTTGGACTCGTTCAATGGGTACTTTCCATTCGGGTCTTGAAACCCTATTCCCGAAGCACCAGAAACTTCTTGTGGCACACCCAATAATGTACCAAGATAATACAAATCTTGCAATGATGCACCATCCATTGCAATACCGATAACCCATGTGCCTTCAACAACACCCGTTGGAGAAACTCCAATGCCACTCATAGCGGCAGATGTGATGGGTGAGATTGGGTACGCCCAAGGAAGACTGTCAACTGGGATGCCTTCACCTGTTGGGTCGTTTTCTGTCAATTTTTCTGAATGATGCCCCAAAATACGCACACGCACACGACCAAGTTTGTACCCGTCTTTTGCACTTGAATCGTCACGCTCTTCGACGCATCCTATCCAGAAATGTACGTTGGCCCCATGCCATTTGGTGTTTATCATGTTGCGTACCCATCCTTAATCATTTCAACCTGACACGTATAGCCAACTGGAGTTATGACATGTTTCATGCGAGACAATACCCATTTACCAGATAGCAGTTTATCTTTCTTACCCTTGCTGTTAAGAAAATCAAATTGTACAACATCAGCCAACTTCAAATTGGTTGCACGATTCAACTCAACAATGGCTCTTAGTCCTCTGGCTTGGGCTGATCTAATGCGTCTTTGTGTCGCCCATTCATCAACATGATCATATAGACCCGGTGACTTGGTATCATTGGTCATCATGAATTGTACGTGATTCTCTGGGGCTTCTACTTTCATGTTGGTAAGCTTTGTAGGGCCAAGATGTTTGAATTTGCCAAATGTTTCTGTATATGTCAGGTCTGTTTCTGTACGCTTTTTAAGTACTTTATCATATGTTACCAAACGCCCACCATACATGCCGTTCAATTCATTTTCTAGAACATCGAACATGGGTGAAAAATTGAATTTGGTTGCAAGATACTTGTCTTGATCTTCATCGCTTTTCGAATCAATGATCTTGTATTCGATTGTAGCGGCTTTATCCTGATCGAACATCTTTGACAATGACTGAAAATGGAACCCATCTCTGTCTTCATAAAAAAGATAATATGGGTCATTATACTGTGCTGATATAGATGTTCGGGCTATAAAGTCAATGCACTTATACGGGTACCAATTTGGAAACACGTACTTTTCTTCGTATTTCGTTGCATCAACTGTTTTTAATTCTGCACCACCAAACATGCCGTCAAGAATGCGAGAAACGATACTTGATCCTTTTCCTTCATAAACCTTTCTAATTCTCTTTGTTCGGTTTGTTTCAGCTTGCAATGATTGTAGGTGTAATCGATACATACGTTGCTCAAGATTACCTTCTGTGAAGTTTGTTAGCTTGAACACCTTCATTACAAACAATATAGGGTCATCTGGTGTTTTACTTACTGACGCCATAGAATTGAAGCGCACAACAAAGTATTCCTCACCGATGATTGGCATCGCCTCGCGCATGTTAATTGACTCGCCAATATCAATATAGCCAGACATTGAATTGCGAAAGATGTCCTCATAGATGACAATTTGACCGAAACCATCCCACAATTCTTGTGTGAGATTGCGCCCTCCAAGAGTAAGAACATCAATTGTTAACGGTGTGATATTAGCCATTGATCAAGTTTTCAATTTCTGTGTCAAGTTTTGTAATAAGTTCTGGGTATAGAATCTTTATGCGGCGCTTGTCATCATTTAGATTTTCTTCATATTCGATATATGAGATAGCGACAGCACCAATTGGCTTGGTTGATTCCTGATATTTGATGCCGTCTTTCTCCCAATGACGCACGGCATAATAGCCAGTATCATCGAATTTACCATTGACCACACCCGGCACGCCATAACGCATTTCACATAATTCTACTATCTCTTTTGAACTAAGCGGCCAATCGAAAAATGGATCGACCATATCATTCATCAGCAGAATGACATAATTGTAATGAGTCGACCCATAGAAGTCAAAGGCAACAGATTCGGGTGTCTCATAGTCTTCTATCTGGTAATAAAAGAATAGGTCTTTATTCTCTTTGATCTCTGGTCGCACAACCAATGCAACTGACAGATCACGAATGTCTTTGTTGTCATAATTGATAGTTGGAAACTTTGAAAACAACATTAGACCACATAGCCTCCCTTGCCGTCTGTCAGGTATTTGTCATTTGCACTCTGACGGTAAGCAAGCGTCAATTCTTGCAATTGCAATGACAGAGCCGTTTGTGTCGGGTACCCATCCATGTGTTGTGACCAAAAGCCGCTAGGCGTGTAGTCTGTTGTGATGTTTGTAATCGCCATCTCTTGCGATTGGAAAATCATCTGTCCCGGTCCGGGTGGGCCTTCCACATTTTGAAACTGAAATTCAAGCTTGAATACACAATCACTAACGTCCCATAGCGCCTTTTGTTCAATCAACATCGGGGCGCTTTTAGCTTTCAAAAAGTTGATAGCCTCCATGAATTCGGATGCTTTCTTGGCCGTTCTTGGTTGCAAGTTAAAATTCAAAGATACTTCACGAAAAGGCAAATCTTGAAACAGCATTACATTGTGTTGGTTGATACCAATTTTCTTACCAGCCTGTACTGCGGCGGTATATGCGCTTGACTGTAATGCTTGCGCGAGGCCTTGCAAGAATGCCGAGCCTGTTTCGGTTGTAAATGGGTTTTTAAGTTGAATTAGACCCTTGCTTCCCGGTGTATACCCCATAATACTATTACTCGCTCCAGCCCACATGCCAGCAGATTCCATTCCCCATGATCTGTTGAATGAAAAAGCCATAGTTGTTGGTTTAGGGAACGCCGCAATAGCGTCAGGTATTGATGCAATAGCCATTATCTTCTCGTTATGCTGTTAAGAAACTGTTTGAGAGCCTGTGTCGGGTCAGATGTGTTTGTCTTACCCGCTTTGGCTTCTGGTCGAAATTTCTTTGTTGATTGATCTTCACTCCACGGGCTCTTGTTGCGCTCCTGCTTTAGTCGGAACTCAGGTGATGCCACAACTGGACTGTTGACTCTTCGGACTGAAACAAGACGCACAGAGGCATTGCCATTGTCCGTCAGATCATATATTTTTGTTGATTTAATATCATGACGCTTTTCGGTCGATCTGCGTTTTCTTGTTATTCTGTTTTTATCAGCCATGTTTAATCCTTAATTAAACGTCATAAATATTTACCGAGGTTTATGTTATGAATCGATCAGATAGTTGGCTACAAGGACGATATTACCCGGAGAACCCAAGTAAATATAGGGGCAATCTAAGAGATATCGTATTTAGATCATCGTATGAATTGAAAATGTTTCGCTATTGCGATCTGTCAGAGAATGTACTTGAGTGGTCATCAGAAGAAACAGTTGTGCCATACAAGAACCCAATAACAGGCACACAACATCGATACTACATTGACATATACCTAAAACACAGAACAAAAGACGGCCAGATAAAAAAGAAACTAATTGAAGTGAAGCCGTCAAAACAGACAAAGCCGCCAGCACTACCCAAGCGCAAGACAAAGAAGTATCTGAAAGAAGTTGAGACTTACGTTGTCAATCAAGCCAAGTGGAAAGCGGCCGCTAAATATGCCCATAAGCATGGTATGGAATTCGTTGTGTTCACCGAGAAAGAGTTAGGAATCAATTAATGCCTTTAAGATTATTCAAAGCATCAGTTCAGGACGTTCAGCGTTCTAATCGATATCTTGTATGGCTTCCCGGTATGCCACCAGACCTTGTTGCTCATTGCATCAACGTAAACATTCCCGGAGAACAATATTCAACAGCGGTCAGTTATGATCCACAGATTGGTGAAAATGTCATTCCATGGGAGCTGCCATATGATCTTGTACAGAACGAATGCACATTGACATTCATGGTCGATCAGTTTTGGCGTATTCGCTCATTCTTTGACAATTGGCGCAAAGAAGTATACGACCCAAAGAGTGGGTTTGGGTATCTAGGGGATGCAGGTCAGAAGGGATTTCTAGGAGGCGGTACTGGTGGGTATTCTAAAGATGTAAAGATTATAGCATTGTCCCGTCAACACATACCACAATACACTGTCACGTTGACTAACGCATACCCGAAATCAATTTCAGACATAAACTTTGATGCCGCGGCACAAAACGCGCCAGCAGTTTTCACTATAGGTCTTGTATATGGCGGGCAGGTGACACAAGATACACTTGGATTTGTTTTAGGAAAAATAGGAGTGGCAAGACCACCCGGAATTTAACATGAGGAATGATTATGAACTTACCACAACTTAATGCAGTAAAATATGAAGTTAGTTTGCCAGTAAGCAAGCGAACAGTTGAAGTGAGACCATGGCTTATCAGTGAAGAGAAAGCCCTGCTTATCGCAAAAGAATCAGAGAAACCAGAAGAAATTGCTTATGCTGTACTGAATATCTTGAAGCAATGTACATTTGATGAAGACATTGAACATATGCCAATTGCAGACGTTGAATGGATTCTACTAAATGCAAAAGCATATTCATCTGGTGAAATGACCAACCTATTGCTTCGTTGTCAAAGAAAAGGCGATGATGGCGAGAAGTGTTCTGGTACTACTCCAGTTGAAATCGATTTGCAAAAAGAAGCAAACATCGATGATTTCAAGTTTGATTTTGATAAGACTGTCAAATTAACAGATACAATCAGCGTAACACTCAAGAGCCCAAATTTCGGCATCTTTAAGAAATTGCTCACCAGCGATAGTTTTGCTGAAAATACATTCCAAACTATTGCATCGGCAATCGATTATATCACAGACGATGATGAGGTTATTAAGAATTTCACATTGGATGATGCAATCAAATTCATTGAGTCTATGAACGAGAAGCAATTGAAAGATGTTACGGCTGTACTTAATAAGTTCCCGAAATTGATGGTCAGTCACGATTACAAATGCTCAAAGTGTGGAAAGAAGAATAACTTCAAGGTGAGGAACTTCTTCAATTTTTTTATGAGTTGATTTGCCATGATAGAGATATCATAGGTCATTACAAATTATCGTTTGATGTACTGAACAATTCGAAGATATCTCTTGCTGATATAGAAATGATGAGGCCTTATGAGTTTGAAATATACACGAACCTGCTACTACAGGACATTAAGAAGAAATGCGAGAACAATTAGAACTCAACCAAGTAACAGATAAGCTACTTGAGAAAAACAATCAGGCACTAGAAGATAACACCAAAGCACTTGGTAGTATCACGAAGAGTCTTGGCGCTATGGACCTTAGCAACAAAAAGGAACTTGGTGCTATCGCCAAGACGCTTGCAGAAATTTCTGAATCAGCAACATCAGGTGGAATCACAGCACAGCAATCAAAAGCCCTTGTTAAGAAATCAAACGATACTCTGGCCGTTTTGCAAGATATACAGAAAGACAGTACCAGTGATGGTATTAATGAATTGGTAGAGATTGCAAGCTTTCAGAAGCGATTACTTGAAAAGGGTAACGAACTAGCAAAAAATACATTAGCAAACCTAGCAGATAAAGCAAAAGATACAGCTAAGTTGCCATTTACAATTGGCCTTGGTATGCTTGCAAGTGAAATGCCTGCGGTTGCTATGGCACTAAGTGGGTTGAAAAGTTTTGCAGGCGGTGTCAAAGATGTTTGGAATGATTACAGGGAAGATAAAAAAGCACAGAAAGAACAGCAATTGCAAATAAGTCAAGATAGAAGCCTTAGCAATATTGAGGATGCTTCATTTGATCAAGTAGAAGGTGTTGATGGGGCTGTTGGGTTACTAAACCATATCAAGCTTGCTATGCTTTCCCTTGGTAGTTCATTTAGATTCTTCAACCCAGCCGCGAAGAGATTGAAGAGCATTGATGAATCACTACTAGACGGTGATGAACATGCTGTACTGCTCAAAGACCTACAATATTATCAAAAGCAATCTGGTGAAATGCTCAGTTGGATGTCAACACAAACAGACACAACAAACAGCATATTGCGAGAAGTGAGAGATAATATCGGTGCTTTGCAGATTGCCAATGAAGAAAATATCCCAAAAGAAGAAAGACAGAGAATAACAAAGGAAGAGAATGACGCAGCAATAGACCAACCGGCTGTTGTATCTGGAGGTAGCAATGTCATCCCGATAAGATTCAATCAAAGCGAAAAGAATGAACAACCGAAGGATGATAATAGGGGTGTTGATCCATTTCTTATTCTACAGGGTACTAGACTTAATCTAACTTTGCCAAATCTTGGTAGGGATGAACTTTCTGAACTTTTCGATGACCCAGATGCAGCCTCATTCGAAATTAATAGAGAAAGGTTTAAGAGAAAGAAACCAGATTACGTTTCAATGTTGCAGGATTGGTGGCCCGCCGCTAAGGATATTAGTAATGAATTCGCAGATTACCTAGGTGACTATGGTTTCGATAGTTTTACTGACCCCAAATCAATGTATGAAGCCGGTCTTGCCGCTGGTGATGAATTCTTTAAGGGTGTCACAGAAATGCTTGAAGACTATGAACTACCTGTTCCACAAACAGATAAGGACTGGAAGAGCGTTATCGATGGAATAGAGCAAGTCTTCTATAGCTATAATCTACGTCTAGGCTCAAATAATGACGATGCTAATCTTTTGGAAAATATGTTTACTCTTCCAGAATTCATCGAAAAAGCCGCAAAGGGTCTTGAGGAGATTAGTGGTAATGTTGTCAGCATTGCTCAAGATGTAGATTCGATTGATGATCGAACAGCACAAGACGCACAGGATAAAGAAGAAGAGCGCCGAGAGGCACTTGATCAACATAAAGATTTATTAAAGGCTCTAGAACAGAGAGATAAAGCGCAAGAGGGCACTAAAGATGATGAGCCCGGATTCTTGAGCAAACTGTTTGATGGTCTTGGTATAGATGGCGAAGGTATCATGGGTGCTTTAGCTGGTGCGCTTGGTCTGAAATGGTTGCTCGGCGGAAAGGGCAAAGGACTTGGTACAGGTGGCTTGCTAAAGAATTTGAAGTTTGGTAAACTGGCCAAAGGTACAGGTATCCTTGGTCTTGTGTTAACTGCTTTTGATGTGATATCTGAATCATTTGATGCATATTGGCAAAACCCCGATGCCGGTATAGCACATGCCATTGGTGAAGGTGTAAAAAATACAGCCATTAATATGTGGGATATGTTAAATGAAATATCAGATGGCATGTGGGACTTTGCATCTGGTTTGACAGGTATTGAAGAAATCAGCAGTGAAAACATTGCAAAAGTAGATGCAAAGATAGCCGAAACTATTTCCAATTGGGCTGATAGTGCTATTGGGTTCTGGGATAGAATGCCCGTAGTTGATGTCTGGGATAGAATGCAATTAGGCGTGTCTGACGCTATTGAATCCGTAGTTAACAACATTAATAGTATTGGGGATAGCCAGAAGTTGCTTTCAGATACAGTTGCAGCCTCAAGAAAGGAATGGTGGAATAACATCAAAAATGGAATTAGTGCGTTCTTTGAAGATACTGGAGAATTGATAGTCGATGCAATGCAGTCAGACCCTAATGTAGTATTCGTGGAAACCAATAGAGGATTCTTAGGCCAAAAGACTATAAGACCACGTAGGGTTTATGGTGCTGATAGTGTAACAGGACCACAACAGAGATATAGTCAAGAGATTCAGGATATCATGAATAATCAACGCAGATTACAGGAAGAACAGCGTAGAGCAAGGGATACAGGCCAGAATGGCGGCACGGCTATCATTAGTAACCCAACATACAATAGTTCAAACCAAACGATTATTATGCCTAGCAGCCCGGTAGAAACAGACTTCTTAGTGAACAAGATCGACATGAACAATGAGGCTCCGTAATGGCATTACCGAGTAAAGACAGTTTTTGGAAAGTCCGAGGCATACCACGCACACGCTTAAAAGATGTGCGTGATGCCAATAAGTGGTTTCTTTCTAAAGCTGATCATGAATTGTCTGACGTTGCTGAACCAGAAACAGTGTTCGGCGGCAAGCGCAGGCAGTCAAACATGCCTCAGATCGGCTCAATGTATCTTTGGGGATACTGGGCGAAATGGGATAAGCAACTACCGACATGGGATCGATTCCCGCTTGGTTTCGTGTTTGACATTAAAGGCCCGCACTTCTGGGCATTGAACTTCCACTATCTCCCACCACCAATGCGCTACCAGTTGGGTGCCGCATTGATGAAGGCGAGGATCAAGTCAAAGGGTAGAAAAGAGGACTATCTGAAACTCAGCTATCCAATCATCAAATCAGTAGCTAAGGCGAAACTATATGACCCATGTGTTAAGCAATATCTGTTTACTCAGATGAGGTCAAAGTTCCATTACATTCATCCAGACGAATGGGCATATGCAACACAGATGAACGTAGAGAAATGGAGATCAGGTAAGCCGTACTAAATCTTGCGAATGAATGCTTTTCGTGAGTCAACGACTGTCACCTGTACACCGTCTTTCACTTCTTCTTCTTCTGGCTTATCTGGAATGTCCATCATGCGTTTGCTTTGGGTTTCTTCCAGCTTTTTAGCCAGTTGATGCATGTCCATGCCGCGCACATATCCAGCATCAATTAGACGCTTTGCTTCTTGGTAGTATCTGTGGTCTGCCATTTCAATAATATCTCCGATTGAAGATATTTACCATAAAAAAAAGAGCCGCTATGAAGCGGCTCTTGTTCTTACATCGTTGATATCTTTTTTACGACATATGGAGAACATTTCATAAGGTCTTTGCCAGACCTCATTATATTTGATCAGATTTGGATGTAGCAATATGGAACGAATGAATGGCTTTGTAAACAACTTGCGATTCGTCCATGGGAACACCATAACCCAGTCTGCAATGTGAAGATAATCGGTCCAATTGAATTTTGGAGCGGTTGTAGCGCCATTCATTCTACTTTCAATATTTCTTCGCAGTGTATCCGCAACATTGGATTTCGAAAGGTCAAACTTTACCATATATTGAAATTCATCATTGTTGATACCAGCAACAATATGATCTGGGTTTGTCCTGATAAGATGTTCTAATCGTTCAATGGTGAGAATACTGTTACATGTTCCTCTTCCAAGAAAAGGCAGTTCAGTTTCAATTTTACACTCTTGGATTTTAATTGAAACGGGGTTAAACCCATCATGTGGCTTACTGGTGTGGTTGTGAACTCCTCCAGCAAACTCTATGCATACCCTTTCAAGCATTCGATAGTTGTTGCACAGTTTCTTGGTTTCGGCATCATTCTTAAACCCAATCACCCGAAACAGCCTATTCGCGCAATCATGCACTTCATTCATTTCAAATTTCATACTCATGTTCTCAAAAGAGAACCCCGCCGAAGCGGGGTTCGAATACAACTATCAGAAAGGAATGTCCTCGTCATCCTCATCATCGAACAGACCTTTCAGTTCATCCTGATCGGCCAGATTCGATGTTGCCGCTGGCTCTGGTGCAGATGCCGCAGGGGCAGAAGCAGGAGCAGGCGCAGCAGGCTCGCTTGTCGGTTGAGCGGCTTCATGATCAGCAAGACCCAGAACACGAACCAAACGATTCTTCTGATCATCATATGAACGGAAGAAGTCTTCACTGGTGAACTCACTCAGATCGTAAAGCTGTTCAGCAACCTTCTCAATCTCTTCATCGCTGTCCAGCATCGGGCCGACCTCTTTGAACTCAGAAGAGTCATAGTTGGTCTGACCTTTCACTTTGCGAATCTTCAACGTGAAGTTGGCACCAGTCCACGGGTTGAACGGATCGAAAGGCTTTTCGTCTTCGAACTCAGGCTTGATAGCCTGCTTGATCTTGTCCATGATCTTCGTTCCATACTGGAACAGAAAGACCTTGCCTTCGTTCTCAGGGTGAGTGGTGTCTTTCACAACATAGATGTTGGACACGTAACGCAGGGCGCGTTTGCGCTTACGCACGATCTGTTTTACATCGTCAGGTGTGCTGTCCCAGTTGCCATACGGCTTGACAGTTTCACGGTTCAGTTCACACGCAGGGCACTCTTCTTCCAGCGTGGTACGGCAGTTATTCCAGAACCAGCCATTGAGCCCCTTGAAGCGGTGCGAGTAGTACTTTACGAAAGGTGGTGTGTCATCACCAGTTGGAAGAAAGCGAATGATTGCATAACCATTGCCCTGATCGTCACGTTCAGGGTAATAGAACCTGTCATCACCTGTATTCTTCTTGGAAGTGTCGAATTGCTTACCCAGCGCATCGAAATCGGTCTTACGGCGTTTCAGCCCAGCAAATGATCCCATTTGTAGTCTCCTTGTGTGTTTAGCCTTGTTCGGGGTTCACCCATCTTTTGGCTTCTATCGGTTGATTTATGACATAATATCACATTGCATGAATATCAGTCAAGGACTATTTAGTAAGTTTCGCTTCGTCAAAACACGATACAGTTCTGTATCTCTGGCGAACTCATTCTCTAACACGGATGAGTACTTTTTGACTTTCTTTGATGTTTGATCCCAAATCGGGTCATTAGCCAACAACATGTCATATTCATCAATCATGCCAGTCAATCGGCCAAGTATCGCAAAAGTCTCAATCTGTAAATGCCCACCCAGAAACAACCTCAGTACATGAGGATGTTGACCAGATTCTATAACACGAAAGATTTGTTTGAGAGTCAACCCACGTTCATCCTGATATTGCTTGATGGCGCGTAGGTCGTCTTCGTATACTTCTGGAAGTCTTACCATCTTGCGCTTCCAGTCATACCACGCCTCTTTCGTCATGTTGCCAACCCAAGTGTTACCCACTAGAAAATTGGCGATGTAAAATTCGTGTAATTGTTTTGTGTTGAGTGCCCGACTCATACGAAAGAACCATTTCTTGTCCTTTCGCTCTTCATAGTTACCAGAACGGACTCTACCCATGTACTTGTAATAGTCATACGATGGGCGTTCAAAGTGCGCCTTAATAGCGCAATACTCCATGTAGGCTTCGCTTGCTTTCATTAGAAATCAAATGAGTGATTAGGCAATGCCTCTTCTTCCCAACAATGTGTTACTCTCACTTCAAGCCAGCCCTTGACAAACCCATGTTCATCCTGAGGCAGACCATCAAGAGAATCGTATACGTCCTGTTCGATATCCACAATTGACTCTGCGGAATATTCATTATTCAAAATGATGTTCTTTTTGGTAATCACCCTGCTCTCACCTTTATCGTAAAGTCAATGAATATCTTCTCGGCGAAATTCATTGGGTCGTGCATCTGTCTGTACTCTTCCGAGTAAGACCATTTGTAATTGTATGACTCGCACAGGTAGCGAATGTCATCTATGAAGGACTTCACCTTCTCCACGTCCATTTCGAATGCTGGTGCGTTCGGGTCGGTCGTGTCCCGATACTTCATCATCGCCATCGTTGATCACTTCTACATCATAGCCAAATAGGTAAGACATTTTGCGAACCTCGCCCACAATAATGTCAATTAGATCATTACGACCACGGTTCTGGTCGTTGCGTGTCAGTTTTATAATCATAGAGGTAAAGCAACACCCGGCTTCTCAATACCAGTCTCATAGGCTAGTCGTTGTTTCAGTCCGGGTGTAATAAGCTTTGGTACTTGATCAGGGTCAAGCTGGTGTTCTTCCACCATATGCATCAATGCGTCAAGCAATGAATACCCCTCATCTTTGTGGAGTCGCTCAACTTGCATTGAAAAGGTAACGGGTGTATTGCGTAATGTTTCACCGCCTTCACCAGTAAGTTCTGAAATAAGCTGTTGTTGAATCTGTTTTAGCATAGCCATATTTATCTTTTGTCTCACACATCGGGCCATGGCACTCGCAACGTGGGCAGCCAACACCATGTGTTTCATGCCAGTCTTCACCATCTTCACTGATCCACTCGCCACTTACCCACTCGTATTCTTCCATGTCGTATTGACAGAAGGGACACTGTGCTGGTGTTTCAACTGATAGTTCATCGATACTGATAGGTGTCATCCCACCAGTCATACCGAGAACCCATCGATTAAAGAATTCCCTGATCATAATGTTGCCTTGAAATGCTTTGTAGCCAGAGGTACAATCGGCTCAATCAGTTTCAGCATTGCCTCAGCGTACACACGAATTTCGTACTGTGCATGTTCATGAAGACGCAAACGCAGAAAGTGAAACAGGTTGTGCAGATCGACGCTGGCAAACATGTGAGAATACGTACCGACTGGCAATACTGATCGTGCCAGTTCTCTTGGGCAACCCTGATTGATCAGACGCTTGTAAATCTTGGTTGATTTCTCATTTGCAATATCAATAGCCATCTGAATGGCAAGAGCCTCGGCGTGTTGCTCGGCCGTACGCATTTGCTTGTTGTCTTTCGATTGTGTGGTGATTTGCGACTCTTCCGGAATGTAATATTCACCCGGAAGTTCAGCATAGCGAGCCGACACCTCATTGTAAGACCAAGTGCGGTGGCGATGCCACTGCCTGAACACAAAGATCGGTGCTTTTACCTCAAATGTGAATTGCACAGCCTCAAAGGGAGAGGTGTGGCGATTACGCATCAGGTAACCAATCAGCTTGTCATCTTCTTCTCTTGCAGGAGCGTTATATGAAACTCTTGCCGCCCTGCTAATAGACAGGTCAGAACCCATGTGGTCAACCAGTCTAACGAATCCATGATCTAATACCTTTACTATGTTCTCGGCTTCATCGGCCATGATCTATCCTCTATGTCTTGTTTAGTAATGAGTGCCGTGATCGGCATCCAATGTGTTGCTTCGTAGGGCTCGCAGAAACCTAGCTGGCCAATGATCATTCCTCTTCGGCCGTCTTCTGGTCGATAGTATCTTCCGACATAAACCTTTTCAAACGGCTCAAACCAGTATGCAATGGTCTGTTCATTTTCTGGCCAAGAAGACTGATCATCGGTGAATTCTATCCAGTCAATTGGTTTCATTTACAGCCTCGCTTAATCTTTCGCCAATACGACCACGTTGGTACTTGATAATCTCATATGCAGCCTTCATTGCATGATCATTGACATGCGCCCTGCATAGCCTGTATTTTGTTTTGCATCGTTCACATTCAGCCCATAGATCAACATGAATACGCTGAATGTTATCGGTGTAGCCACCCTTCATCGTGACATACTCTTCACCGGGCGAATACCACCCTTTTCTATTGCGATAGGGTAACTTATGGCCAAACCATTTGCAAATAAGACTCATGCGGCACTCCTGATTGCTTCATCTTCCTCGTAGAGAAGGTCAACAATCTCATTCAGTGATAAATCTTCGGCAAAGGTGATACCGCCAGCAGAAGCGTGTCCACCAGCGGATTGCACCAAATTGGGGTGGCGAGTAGGTAAGTCTTTAATGCCATTGTTGACATTGAAAGATGGGTCAGAGTCTTTGATACGGACACTGACATTGTGTTTTGAGAAGTCTGGTGATATGATGTAGAATACATCGCCATCCATGTAGCTTGTCACAAAATTGATAGCTTTAGACTCAGAGATTACAACAACCTTTGAACCAGACTCCATTTCTTCAACTGTTGCGTTTTCGATAACGTTCTGACGCTGTTGTTTCAACCCCTCATGCCACTGTAACTCGGCATCGGTGAAACCTTTCAGCCCGTCTTTGAATCGCGCACGGAAATCGTCCATGTGAAGATTCCAGAACAGGTCGTTCATCATCACACTTTGTTCCCATCGCTTGTTTTCTGTCTTCCACATGTCGTATGTGTTGACAGCATTCATGAATGCATCAAGCCATGATGTGCGTTGAGCGCCTTTGTTTCGTGCGCCATCCATCCACATCAAAGCTGTTGATGAAAATTCAAGATCGAAATGAAACTCAAAGCTACCCTCAGCCGGGTGATATGGGTTATCAGCGTACTTACTGAATTCTTCTGACGATTCATGATGGTCGTAGTAAATCACATTCGGGAATGCGAACATTGCCAGCAGCAAATCTTCCTCTTCAATCTTGAGGTCAGCAATGACAATGGTGTCAATCTTCTTGTAGTATTGACCAATCAGATAGCCCAATGAGGCACGAATCTTGCCGTAACCTTGGTGCTTTCGATCCACTACATTCCAAATATGATCAGACAGAACCGAACACCCGGCACCATCAAGATCATAATGCGATAAAAGTACTACATCGCGTTTCATTTGTCTTCCTCGACCACTAACATACAATTATGAGTCAGGCGGGGGTCAGATAACGTCCCGCCTGAATACACATAACACTTCGCATTTGGGAGTGTAGCACACCCAGACAGCAAACACAAGAGGATTATGAGGATGAACCTCACACTCGCTTCTCCAGCAGTTTGATTTCGTGGTCCGCAAGTTCGATCTTGTACTTGCGAAGAAGTTGAAGGTTTTCGGAAGTCGGCGTACCACCGAACTTACGAAGTACCTTGGTTGACAGAAGCGCGGTAATCGCTTCATCTGTGGTTGCAGACTTCCAAGCCTGCAATTGAGTTTTGAGATTGGCAAGCGCCACCGAGCGCCTACGCAACTTCGCCGCACGATCATTACGCATGATCATCCTCCATTGAGTAGTTAAGTTAAAATTTCAATTTAGCCTTTAATCGCATCAAGTACACGACCAAACACACCCTTCTTAGGTGGGGGTGGTGGGGGTGCAGACTTGGCCAGTTCAGCCTCTTCCTGCTGTTTCAGCCAATGCTTGCGAGCCATGATCATTTGCACGATCAGTTGCTTTTCTGTCTGAATTTCAGCACCACGGCGAATCAGCTTACGCAACTCATCAAGATCACTCTGCGAAGCATGAAGCGGGTACAACTGCAACAGGATTTCAATTTCATCCATGCGAGACTTGATCTGTTCATGTTCAGCCTCGGACAGCTTCAACATATCGGTGAACATTTCAATCTGCCATGCAGGGTCAGACTCCCAATCGGGATGCTTCTCTCTGAGAGATTGACGAACAGGGTACAGGTCTTCTGGTTCTGTTGTGTCTACCTCTGGTTCAGCGTCAACATCAGGTACATTGTATTCAATCTCCCTGACTTCGACGTTAGCGGCTTTACCGTCACGCTCTTCAAGCTGATCTGGTGTTTCCAGTTCACGAAGAGAAGCCGTTGCCGGGTCTGGCCCTTCTGGTTGTTTAGGAATGACTAGACCGCTGCCCAACTCTTCAAAAGTATCTGGGACGAAAGCGGTAGCCTTTGTCTTCTTCTTTGTCACGAAAAACTCCCGTTCAATTGTTCATGTGTTAGTACAAAGGTAGCACACTTCGGCATATCTTTCAACCTAGCAGCACCAATGTATGTCATGGTGGATCGAATACCACCAAGAATCTCTGTCATCGTATGGCGAACATCACCACGCCAAGGAACAACAACTTCTTTACCTTCTGAGGCACGATACGTCTTCTTTTCACCATAATGCTCAAGTTGAGCCTCGGTTGAAGACATACCATGGAACTTCATACCAACACGTTTTGAGTAGGCAAAACGTTCAGGGCGAAGTCCCAGTTCAGAAGCGGCAACGTGTCGATCTGGGTGAGGTGCCAAATCAATTGGCATTTCTGACCCATCATCGAATACCACATCACCATCACACTCTTCATGCCCAGCAAGCATACCGCCGAGCATCACGAAATCAGCACCAGCGGCAAATGCTTTTGCAACATCACCGGGACAGGTGCAGCCACCGTCAGCACAAATCATACCACCGAGTCCATGTGCAGCATCGGCACATTCATCGATAGCGGAAAGTTGAGGGTAACCGACTCCAGTCATCTTGCGTGTGGTGCAGACGGAGCCGGGCCCAATACCCACTTTGACGATATCAGCACCAGAAATGATCAACTGTTCGGTCATTTCATACGTGGCGACATTGCCAGCCATGATAATCGACCCATTGAATAGATGCCTGACAAACTGGACGTACTCGGCAAACTTCTCAGTATAGCCATTTGCTACGTCAATGCAGATTTTGGGCTTCCATGTTGGGTTGTTAGTCTCGGCTTTGATTCGATGTTCGATTCGTTGTAGTCTTTCAATCTCACCATCGCGCATACCAATTGAGAACCATGTGTTATATGGCAAACGCTCTTTCGAGAATTCGACCAATTGATCCTCGGTATAGAATTTATGCAATGCGGTCATGCAATTGAACTTATCAAGTGCCCGAGACATTGCAAATGTACCAGTGTGATCCATATTCGCAGCAATGATCGGAACTCCCTTCCATTCAACATGCGAATGCTTGAATTTCATTTGCCGACTCAGATCAACGTCCCTTGATGGTAACGCTGATCGTTTAGGCTTTATGAACACATTATGAAAAGACAGGCCCTTTCGGCAGCCACAATCAAGTCTCATCTGTCATCACCAGACCCGTGGAGTGTTCCACGTTCACGGCGACCCAACAGCTTATCAATATTGGTCAATGCGACCTCTTCAAGCGTCAGGCCGAATTCATGTGCTTCTGCGGTAATGTACCACAGCACATCGCCCAGTTCTTTGCAAATGGCCGCTTTGTCTTCTTCGTTCCATTCGCCATTCTTGTCACGTTGAATCTTCTTGATCTTCTCAGCAACCTCACCAGCCTCACCAGTCAACCCAAGTACAGGGTAAATGATGTTGTTACCAATGTTCGGGTAACGGGCAGTCTTATCGATCAGTTCAGCATATTCATTAAAAGTCAGCATGTCATCCTCATTTTGTGCCGGGTGCATAGGGCCCACCTTCATTGTCGCTGGCTTGATTCTTCTTTCCCTGATTCGCAGCACACACTCCACAGAAAGAAGCCCACGGTGCGTTGCCGCTACCGCAGGCTGGACAAATCCATCCTCTGATTGAAGGGGTGTTGACGGGATAATCTCTCCCGAAAGGAAACGCAGAGCATGTGCCTCCGCGCATACAAGCACCAGTACAAAAACATGTTCCCATGTGTCACCTCAAATTTGGTATAGGGTACTACACTTCCCAGCCGAGATTCAACTCCGGGTTGAGTCTTTTTCTTGTGTAGCGACCCCATGTTTCCGCTAGAACAGCTTCAAGATTCTTGATACCCACAAATTCAGGGTTCTCGGTTGAGCGTTTTGCACAGTAGAGAATCACCTGACCATTGTGGCGAATAAACCATCCATCATTGTCTTCATCGATATGCTTACCGAGAATTGGAATGTTCAACTCTGAGTCTTTAATCTGAGCGCCAGTGATGAACAGCTTCGGGTCATTGTGGATGTCTAGAATTCTGTCTAGTATTTCGGTCATTTACTTCGGTACCTGTCCGGGCCTTGCAATCTGAATGCTTGAAGTCACTTCCATGTAAGCGTCTTCAAGTTCTTTCGGCAGCTTGTAGGATACAACGTAGTCAGCCGAACCGAACTCAAATTCTTCGGTCGTTGAATACGGGCACCACTTCAAGAAGCGAATCATTTCCTGACCCTGTTGATTCGGGTGAGGGTGTGTTACAGGTACGACTGGTCGGCGAATAACGTAATCACCAGCAGGACGTTCCTCAACAAGTTCGGCAAAGATATCTTCACCTGAGCGCATTCTAAAGCCAATAACATTCATAACAATCTCCTGTTTTCAATATTTAGTCCGTGTAAAAGATGTGGTTGTCTATCTGTATATTCATCGTAACGCTTTTAGTCCAATGGGGTGGGTCAATCTTATCGTTGTGGTAATACAACGATCCACCTGTAATATCAACGGGGATAATCATAGTGAGCAAAGAAACCCATTCTGATTCTGCAAGTGCAACCCGTTCAAGTTTGCTGTTATTCTTCGGCAGTGGTTCTGGAAGACCGTCCCAGTAATACGAAAATTGACCACGTTCACGAACAACCCTACAGAAACCGTCTGGCCATCGGCCATCGATTACTCTGTTGCGTATGACATTGGCAACTGATAGTTTACCAATTACGCTTTGATTGCCCGCCTCATAATATACAGCTTCCGTCAAACAATGTAACTGAGTCTGGTTAACGGAAAACAACCAGACCAGCAGGCTTAAAAGAAAACTCATGCATTTCTGTCCATCCAGTGAATGAAAACGACACGCTCCCCTGATCTTATGCGCGCCACACCGTGGGACGTTTTATCGGCAGTTGGGTACATGATAGATTCCTCAACATGCTTGAAATTCGTCACCACAGGTACGATATTGGGCAGGTTCCAATTCACCATCTGATCCTCGGTATGCGCTTCAAGAAACATTGTGTTCTTTTTACGCTCCGCAGGGTCGTCAGACCAATGTGACTTACCCACCAATAACGAATGGTCATCAAAGATTATCATTTCCCCGCCTTCGCATTCATGTTGCTCTAGCAGGGTAACGACAGTTAGCGTACCGGGTCTGTCTGGATGCATCTTTGCAAAAGCGCCCGGTTTGTAACGCAAAATACTATGGTATGTAGTTCTCAGGCCTATTTGCCTGTCCAGCTTTAATAGATGGCTGTTAATCTCAGCATCCAAGAATGTCTTGTATCGGTCTGTACCGAATACATTTGCCGATCTAAGACAGTCTGAATGCACCAACTCATTCGCATCCTTCTTTCTACGCAGAAGGTCTAGAAAACCCTCTGGGTAGAAATTGTCGAAGCGAATGAGTTTTGTTTGTGAAAGTTTGTCTAGTCTTTCTCTATTGAGCGGCAGTTGTAGATTTAGCATTGTCAGCAGCCATTTTCTCGTTGGCTATCTCATTCAACTGCTCGGCGTATTTGCAGAGCCGAGGATAGCCACCCTTTGAATTCTTCGGGGCTTTCGTCCACTTTTCAAGACGCCACTTGTCACCCTTCGCGTAACCAAGATTGCCCCATTTCTTCCAATACTTAGCCGTGATAGAACCGCTGTGAGCATCGGCACCAGTGAACCCAATGCCGTTGTTGTGGTTGGTGATATTCGAAGATTGTTCATCTTTGTTCTGCCGCATGAAGAGCGACCAGAGTGCCCGACCAACAACCGTTTCGACATATTCATGACCGTACTTGTCAACATCAAGCATGTCTTTGAGCAGGTCTTTTGTCACAAGTGTCTTCATCAATAAAACCTATGCGTCATTGTTTTCAATTACGTCAGCAGCCGCAACCAGATGATTCAGCGCATGACCCATTTCGAACAGGGCACCGTGAAGTACATCGTCGGCATCATCTTGCGGCTCTTCCCAGTTTTCATAAACCGTTTCAAGAGCGGCAAGAGAATTCTTCAAGGCGATCATCTTTGCCCTGAAATTCTCGCGGTGCATGTCCATCCTATCAGCGTATGTCAACATCAGTCATCCTCAAAGATGGTGTCGGCGTCATCTGCGCCGTAACCGCGATCTTCCCGATCAAGCATCATTGCGCTCAACGGGACCAAATCGACTACCCTTGCGTAGTCCCCATTGCGAAAATCGACACGGTACGGGGTGACCTTCTTCACATTGCCCGGGCCGTTGTCGATAAACCTATCAAGCATCTTCAAGGCGTCAGTCTTTAACGTCTTGAAGAAAGAATCTTTGCTGCGCGTATCAGCGTGGTAGTATTCAATTCTGTACATTAGCAACTCATCAAGTAGTTTGAAATTACCGAAAACTGCCCGTAGTGCCTAGCGACTAGACCAGATGCAAACAGAAACAGTTTCAATCGTCACCATCGCAGTAATTGTAACCAACAACATCTTCGATGAATGCATGTTTCATCAGCCGAAACTGAGTATCCATGTAAGCATTGTCAGATGCCAGAATGTAGTTAAAAGCAAGCGAAATCGCCAGCAACAGCAGCAGGACGATTCTGCTAACGCTCTTGTCTCTCAAAAAGTCAATCTTTTTACTCATGGCAAGAGTATTATAACAACTCTGGAGAACATTGCAACCACTTTGCGCCAAAGCGAATGATGTATTTTCAACGCAGGAATGAAAATACACCAAACATGCAATCCAACATGAGCAAAATTACCGCCAATGCAATCACAAGTTCAAGATAATTGCTCGTTTTTAGTCTCATTCAATAACGATGGCCGTTGTTTCTTTGCGTTTGCTAGTGCAAGCGCCAGCAAAGATGATTTGACCATCAACCTCCCAATATCCATCTCCGATGGGTTTCGGCGTCCCTTTTGTCACTTCGTTGAACACCTCAGTGTTCTCAAGATTACAAATCGTGCGTGTTTCAAACGTCTTGCCACTGTCTTTGACCGCCGAGATAACCAGTGAAGCCAGTATGGCAACAATGGCAATGACGATCATCAATTCGATCAATGTGAACCCGTTGCGTTTCATGCGAAAGTATCCTTCAAGTACGCCTTTGCTTCATCGACCGAGCGGCAAACGTGCGTGTTTGTCCTGTTGGAACTTACGGTCATGAACTTCGGCCCATAAATCTCAACAACCCCATCAAGGGTGCGAGCCCTACAAAACGTCACCGAACGAATTGACCTACCATCTTTCGTAGCATGTTTCCCGGTAAGGACGCCATATACTTCATCCAAACCAAGCTCCCGTAGGTAGTTAGCCAACTCGTTTTGTATGTCTTCTCGTACCGACATATCACTCACTCACAGGTAACCAGTCACACGGCCCTTCAACTTCAAGAACCTCCCAGTTCGGCCCAAACAGCAGCCGCGCATTCACTTTGGCATCGATCTGGCTTTCAGCGTCAAGAAACCACTGGGTATAGCTGCCAGACTTGTCACCAATACGGCGCAGGCGAACGTAAAAGCGTTTCAGATTAAGCATCGGTACGTGTTCTCCACTGATCAACCGTCATACGGTACATCTGTTCATTTTCGCCAAGTTCTTTACGCACCTTGGCGTTCCATATCGCACAACATTCTTTCGGGTCTAGACCCTTGGCAGCTTCGTTGATTGCTGCCCATGAATCTTGCCCACGGGCCCATACTCGGAAGTCATCTGAGTATGAATACGTCAAGTCATGTGCATTAACAAGTTCTTTGAATTTTTCAAGTTTAGCGGTCATCATTTACTCCTCCCGCCATTTTACAGCACTTAGGCTGTGTAGGTCAAGGTTTCATATTTGCTCCATTCAGTTTTTCATAGTAGTCAACAACAGCTACAAGACCGAACAGTACAAGCGATTGCAGACCTTCGAATAACGCACCCGGATGGGCATGTGTTGCAGCATAAAGCTGAAAGAATGCCATGGTCAGAAACCATGCCATGAAGAATCTATTTGTGTCGAATCTCATTTCGAATACATTTCCACCATGTCGAATCGAATGCAGAATTCAAACAGGGAGACCAACTCAAATTGAGTCAATCGACCTACGTTGAAATCACGCAGAAAGCCCTTGCCAGCATACTCGCCTTGCCAAGGGTGATTGGCAAGGCGAGTATGCTTACCAATCATGTCTGCAATTCTTTTGCTCATTGTCTCACAAGCGTTATCCATGTGCGTCAATTACCTCTCATGCGCCCGCCACAGCCTTCAAAGTTGCAGTGTAGCCATCAAGTTCAATGGCGGTTGCCCAGATTTCATGTAAATCCGGGTGACGATCACGCAACCGGCCAGCATCGAATGCCAGTTGCACCACATCTTCATTGCTTGCGTTCTCGGCGGCACGCCAAGAACCCATGCAATCGTAACCAATCTCACACCAGATCGATTCTGCGACCCGGCGAAGCGTTGTCAGTTCAATCTTGTTCAGTACGCTCATTTCAAGCACCCGACAGGCAGCAGAACCTTGACGAAAGCGTTGAAAGAATTCGGGGCATACCTGAAATGGACAACAGCGTGTGTACCGTTGTTGACCACTTCTGCAACGACACCGACACAGGTCATTACTATGTCAGCCACCGCAGAACTCATGTTGAAGTCAAGTTCAAGATTGTCCCTTGAACCAGAAAAAGAAACTTTGTCGCCTCTTGCGAACATTAACACGCTACTCCCAGTTCATTCATACGAGCAACAACAGCCGCATCAAACTCGGCGTTTGCGGCATCAAAAGCGTTCATCGCTTCACTCAGTTCTTCCCTCGTTTCAGCGTTACTCGCCATCAGAGCAAAAGCGGCAGCTTTCGCGTGGAGAGATTTGACGCTTTCGTGGTTCAGAACGTCTTTTTCGAAGTCAAAACTATTCATTTCTTACCTCTGTTCTACAATGATATTATGCCACGTCCGGGAAAGGAGTGCAACCCCTATTTCACTCGTTTTGGCGCAAATATTGGGTAAAAAATACCCCGCCGGAGCGGGGTTATTGAGAGAGAAGAGACAAAGTAAAGCTTGTTTTTATTGTCGGAAAACTCAGAATGCAGATTTATCCAGTACGTGGAAACCCTTACCCCAAGTCGCTTTATTCCCGTAGAAGCGGAGCGTATCTTTGGCCTCAAATACCTCGTTTTCCAGCTTTCGCAGGTCTTCGATTGTGGCAACTTCGATAGCGTCCGCAACACTGACATGAATGCTGTCCGTCCAGTCATTGTTGACAATCCACTCCCTACGTGCGGCGAACGGCAATGCTCGTTGCTGTAGGTCCTGTGGGTAGTTCAGATACGACCATAGGTCGACCGCATCTAGAATGCGAACAGAGATTGTCTCCGCTTCAAGTTCGCCCATCTGGAACTTTGCAAAGACAGCATTTGAAGTGGCGGTATTACCGATCTTGCTCTTGTCTTTTGTCATGCCTAGACATACAGCAGACAGGGCGACATTTCGCAGTTTTGAGAAAATCGGGATAAACGCCGAATTGATTTTATCTGGTAGCACTAGACCATGCCCACGGTCATCGACAAACTTGAAGTTGCCATTACCGTTGATTACCACTCTGATTTCATGTCCCGGCGTCTGGCGCACGATGGTTCCGGGAAATTGCAAATCGGGAAGCGACAAAGCTTTTGGCTGGCGATCAGCAAAGGTTTCATCACGTTTGATATCCGGGAAGGCTCGCTGAATGTCTTCAAGCGGGATGCGTAGATTGATCTGGTGTTGCAATGCTCTTGATAGTACCTCAGCATCGCGGTCCTGCAACTTGTTCAGAATGTCAACAACAAACTTGAATTTTGTTGCAGATGAAATAAGGCGGCCGTTCAGTCGTTGCTCAAGCAACCCGATAGCCGAATTAAGTTCCATGCCACCATTGCGATTTCTGCGATACTTGGGAAGCCCGCCGATTTCGAAATTCCAGCGGTAGTCATAGAGAAGTTTCAGAAGAGAAACTAGATTAGGTTGATCCTTGTTAGCCCAGATGACAGCCATCTTCACAGCCGGGTCTCTTGAGCCTTCAATCATTTCGACCATCTGGTCAACGTATCGGTAGCGGTACTTCATATCGTCCAATTTTCACTCCAATTCAGGTTTTATTTCTTGCGTAATGTATTTACGATACTCGTTGTTTGTCATCCAAACCGAGTTCGCCACACTGACAATGGGAGCGCCACATTTTAAGCACTTCGATGAACGGTGTGCATGGCTTGTCTTATGTGTGAATACATCTGGCTCATGTTTACATTCTGTTGTCATCGACCTACCTGTGGAAGATATTTATCTTTGATTGTCGGCCAATCATTGAATAACATATCATCGTAAAACAGGACCTCATCAATCGTTTCGCCTCGTTCAACGAGGTTACGAATGCGCTTCCCTGCATACTTCGATTTCCACAGTTCAGTCATAGTACCAATAGAATTGTCGAATCTGCGTACCAGTTGATCCTCGGCAATCTCGCCTCTCAAAAATTCATTGGTGTTAGTATATAGTGGGCAAAAATAAATGCCACGTTGATGACCCGTAATGTAGTCTTTTCCACTGAAACCGAATTGTCGGTAAGTGTAGTTCAAAGAACGGTTGATGTGGTCACGTTTGACTTTGACACCATTTGGGTCAGTTGCATGATACCACTCCCAATACTTGCGAGTCTCTTTCCACTTGAGCCATTCACGAATCTCAGCGTAAAGCTGTGGGTTCGGACGGGCAATCGATGAACCCATAGACTTGCCGAGTTTCTTCCAGTACTTCAACCCGGTATATTGAGAATATGAGCCATAAAAGCTTGTTGTCGATAATCCAACAAGAGGATCACCGTACAAGTCGCGCCAATCTTCTTGCACTTGGTCGGTTACAAGAAGAAGAGATAACAGCTTCCCACCAACATAATTGTAACCAAGAGGCTGAGTAGGAACGATGATACTACCGACTGAGGTGTAGTTAATCTGACCGGAGTTCCTCTGCTCTCTCGTCCATCCGATTGCTTTGTCTCGGCAGGCCACATCAAGATAGTCAGACGATAGGTTAAGCGTTCCCAGATACTTTTCAGTCTTTCGATCACGGACAACATAATAAAGGTTTCTCCCAATGTTGTTGTTATTCTCACCCGTTGAAGTAAACAACCTCAACGCATTGAAAACACCATTCCACTTGGTGTTTTTGTTAGTCAATAACAGTTCTGGCTCAAGATCAAGATAGTCATCTGGTGACTCTGGGACCCAGATTTCAGACTTAACATGACGCTCAGTAACCAGACTCTTCTCTACCACCCAGTTACGCTGGCCGAATAGATTTGTCTGCACCTTTGGTTCGTAAATGTCATGAAGCTGGTTGTACTTGCGTTCAAGCATGTACTCTTGAATAGGCTGCTCTTTGGTGTTCGCTAGAAATACACGAATGCGTTCACCAAGCGCCTCTTCTTCTTCTGGAGTAAAAGACCTGAATTCTTGTTCAGCCTTCCACGCTTCGAAATTCTCATCGAACCATGGTTCAAGATGTTGCAGTTTTGGCTTCATTAATAATTACCGCGCAAGGTCCATTTGACACCAACAATGCCGAGTGACTTGTCGGTGATTTTATTCACATATGACTGGTCATCAAGCATCGTTACTTCACCCTTAACTCTGCTCAAGAAAATGTTAGGCTGCTCACCTCGGTCGAATTCAAGCTTCAACAGCCAGCGGGCCAGCGCATGAAGAAATTTCTCAACCTCTTTCAACTGCTCATCATTCAGCGGGTAGCCCGTTTCAATGAATTCTTGGCCGAGTTTGAAAAAGATTTCAGGCCCGTAGATAAAATCTTCCATGACATACTCTTCCGCTTTGACAAAAGTTGTTTGCGTCAAGTCACCGGGTCTGACAGTTGTAGGGGCGCAGACAAAGAAGTTGCGTTCTGGATAGTTGATGTTGAACCAATCAATCAGAGGTTGAGTGAACACCACTTCCATTTTCATACCATCGAAATTAAGCATTGTTTTCCATCTCCCTTGTGCCATCGTAATGAAAGATGCCTGTTCTGACACCATTCTTGAGGGCATAGTTAATCGTGTACCACGTGCCCCCTTTCGACCTGTTTTTGTGATATGGGAAACCAACAAGCATATCGGACTCGTCAACGATCTTGCGATTTCGCGCAAAATACGTCAAAGGTGGTCGATATTCATCACATTCGAAAAAGGCACGCAATTTCTCATCTTTTGGTGGGTGACAGATGATCTTACATTCAGGGTGTAATTCACGAATGATTGCAGATACCTCTTCATCCGCACCAACGCAATCGCCTTGGTGAAATTCAATCAATCTGTAATTTCGACCCCAAAAGCGTTTCTCAAGCCATGCCCTGATATGGGCTTCTTGCTCGGTGCTAATGCCGTATCTGGTGCCAGTGACACCTAAACGCAAGTCAACTATTCCATCCGTCATTTTTAAAATCCTGTAATTGATCCATCCAGCGAGTGATACCACGGCCAGCGAAGTAACCGTAAAGATTACCCGATGCCTTTGGCGGCTCTTTCATAGCTTCAAGAATCTTTGAAGCCTGCTCATCTGGAACTTTCGACATGTCAAGCATACGCTGGTTGAAGCTGTAACGCTCAAGCATGTCTTGGTTGCAGAAGAATAGCGGGCTGGCAGCAGCCGACCACTTCTTCTTGTTCTCATTTGAAATCGAAGTCTGACGGGCACCTTCGGTCATGAAGGTATCGGCGTGAGACATGATATTAGGTATGCCGTCTTTCTTGTCACCGGTGATGATCTTTAAGCGCAACCAGCGGGCTGGGTCTTTTTCGATGATTTCACGGCGGCGAATAACGTCATACTGGCTAACGTTTTTGTAAATTTGCAGTTGCTTGTAGTCACCGTCAGGTGAAATGATCATGTGTGGTTCGTCTTTGTAATTGTGTACGATCACACCAATAGCATCGTCAGCCTCAACACCTTCAATGTCAACGACCTTCCAGCCAAATGCATTTTCACATGCTTCAAGAATGTCCTCACCATTATCGAAGAAAGCTTTCCAGTCCATAGTGCGATCCATGGGCTTGCGATTCTTCTTGTAGTTCGGGAATTCAGTTTCGCGCCAATACGGCTTTCGGTCAACACAGATAACCATCGCGCCGTACTTTTTGCGATACGCAACGTTGACCATACGCAGTGTATTCAACATACGAAAATGCTGAATTTCACTGACGGTAACGTTTTCAGGAATGTCGCCCTTGCTCATAGATGCCACGGCGGAGTGGGCGCAAGAAATAAGCACCGGGCTAAAATCGACAAGTATCATAATTTACCTATGCCAACTGCCTTTTATGCAGTGTTTCAACTCATGTCCCCAAGTTTCCAATTCAGTGTTGCCATCTGACTTCTTTACGAAGATATCACACGATGACACTTTGCCAGTATTGGGGTTAACTGACATTACCGAGTAACCAAGAAGATCAGCACCACGGTCTTTGTCGTTTTTACGCAACGACTCGACCGCCTTGTTCATTTCTTGGTGTGTGTCAAAACGATGAACACGAATCGTAAACGGCTCACCGCCGTATCGAAAGCGTTCATCGTTCAAATCTCTTGGTTTCTGATCACACGCAGGTATGATCAGCAACAATGCCATTATAGCAGATAATGAATATCGTTTCATCCAAAAATTGGCGTGTGCGCGGCATTCCACTTATGCACAGCCTGCTCCTTAGTCTGACATGCGGGGCTTGAGTTCCCACAATTACGGCAAGTAAGCATGAAACGTGGTTCATTGTATACTTGAATCTCATTAAACTCAACCTGCTCATTCATCGAACAGGTACAATTCTGTAAGTTATAGCCTTCAACGATCATTGTGAATGTTCTCCAATCAATTTCGCAGAAGCCTCAATATCGGCTTTCTGTTTCTGATAATCTCTCAGTAAGTCTTGCGGGTAACCGATCATCGAATTACACAGGTATTGACCTTCTGGTTCTATCTGAGAAGCACACACCTGCCAATCTGCCATTTTCTGAGTAGTCACCTCAAGTTGATGGGTTGACTCGTTCAAATGCTCAACGGCCGTAATGAATCTGTGATGATCGAACAGCATGTATCCATAGATACCCGTCATTATTACAATGGCAGCAAGCAGCCCCTTTCGAATGAAACTCATTTTATCTCCTTCTGTGTCAACCACAGCATCTTGTTATCTTTGCAGACAAGTGATGCTGGCTGGTTTGCTCGTTGACAGCAGTTAGGATCATTTCTGAGAACGACCCATCCACTCGCCCCATATTGTTTGACGATTTCTTTCAATCTGTCAGTGATAGGGTTGATTGTAATTCTCATAGTCACCTCCGGGATGTAGACCCGTGTGACTATTTTACATCACCGACGGGTCGAAGTCAAGTATCGTCTTAGCCACTCTTCTCTGGTTTGCAGGCGAATCATACCAAGCTGAAACGCAGGCGTGAAAGGAAGAGTCAGCATATTGAGTATTGTTTTTATGTCCATAGCTTTATTTACCTGTATAGAAACTGCCATGGTATTTGCTGAGAAAAATTCTCGATTTTTTAGTAATCTACTTATATTGTTACTAATGATATTAAGATTAGTATAAGGTATAAGCCCTTGATTTTAGTGTGGTGGATTTGCACATTAAGTCGAAGCTATGACAGTAATATGCGCGTAGTACGCTATTAAATTGCTAAGATCACTCTTCTGTTGTTTTTACGCCATTATGAATCAATGACTTACAGGGCGAAAATTACTAGTGTTGTTTAAAATGATGCTAGTACACAAGATAAGAATACGCTTTAGATATCAATAACTTATATAGCACAATATTGGGAAGCTATATCAATTAAGACGTATAAACCGAGTGTTAATTTTAACGCGGAAATTTTTCTTGTGCGAATAGGGCAAACTACCTGCCAATTAGCAGGCGCACGGATTTTGAGAACTTCCCGGCTTCGTCGTCTTGCACCCTGCTTTTCTCTGTCGATTCGGCTAGCATGTGCAGACGTTCTTTCTTCGCCTTTTCGTAATCCATGTAAGAACCAACATGCTCAAAGTTGTGCCCCTTGTCGCGGCGAGCATAGAAGTCTTCTTCGGATAGGGTGAAATAGTGGTTCAATTGAAATATCTTAGTGTCTGACTTCCAGATATCAAAGCTTCGCCTGTCAACGGGCTCTTTGTTTTCGGTGTAGCCGAAAACCCTGTTGTTTCGCAACTGATAGATATGCGGGGTTACAATTCTAATGACTTCCATTGGGTCAACGATTGACTTCCAATTGAAGAGTTTCGGGAAAGTGTCAGGCTCGGGTGGGAATGGCATTCTCTTGGTGAAGTTTTCGATCACCAAGCCACTTGGTCGTTTCTTGAACCCGTTTGTGCCGAACATGTACCACGGGATGATAATTGCAGGTAGGTCGGAGTAGTCAGCCAATGCTTCGACTAGATTACCCTTTCGTGAAAACAGGAATTCATCAAGATCGATGAATGTCATCCATCTCCAAAGATGCCCAAATGTTGCTATTGCATGGGCATATGCATACGTCAATCGCTTTGGAGAACCAGCGGCATTAACGTTGATAAAGTCTGACCATGGTATAAGCGTCACCAACCCCTGATCGACGTATTTCTGTACAATTTCATTGCTTCTGTCTTGGCTGCGGTCATCATACAGATAGATGTGTTCGACCCCCGCCAGAATATGAAAAGGTATCCACTCGTTCAGCAAATACTCTTCATTGCGGTAGATCGCCACAGCCGCAAGGGTACGATGCCCCTTGCGGCTGAGCGTGTTTTGGACGGGAACGCCTGCTCTATGCGGGCATTCTTGGCAAAGCTTATCCACCCTTTTTGCGCTTCTTCAACCAGCTATCAAACGCCATTGCTGATAGCATGATTGTCAAAACGGTCATGGTAGAAAAGATCACAGCCACGAATGTATCCACAACGTCCTGAGACATGTAGGTGATCGATGCGTCCATAGTACCTCCTTAAAGCAACGCTTTCGCCGCCTCTGAGCGAACATTAACAAAGGATGTGTAACGATCCTCAAAGGGGCGGTTCATGTAGACCAATTCCATCATATTCGACTCTTCATAGTCAACCGAATCAGTCAGGTTAATAGTGCGAAACTTCTTGGTTACACGATTCTGAACAAGCGTTAAGCGTCCACGCTTCGATGCCTTGCCCGGTGCTTCTTTCCACACATCATGCCAAGTGCCACCAATCTCAACAGCGGAGCACTTCATAGCAAATTTGTATGTGTCTCGGTCTACTTTCTGTAGAGTACCAGCACCCATGCCAAAGGCAATGTTGCTTGCGGACAGTTTACGAGCCTTCATGTTCTCAAGAATCTGGCGCATTGAATCGACCGTGATTCCGTCACCCTGAATAACTCGCACATGATCTGGAAGGACTTTGTAACCCTTGCTGTTTTCTGTATAACCGAATTTCTCCATCAGAATTTCGATGACTTCAATCGGCACAACAAGCGGGTCACCTGAGTCTGGGCGTACAACAACCGTACCCCCGCTTTTCTCAACCGCTTCTTTCAGGTCTTCTCCCCAATAAATTTCGGCAGCCTTATATATGTCATAAGAGTCCGACACACAAGCAAGTATCTTGCCCGGCCCACCAAACTGGGTGATCATGTTGGCAAAAGCATCACGTTCACGATCTTTACCCCATGAAGTGATGGTTGAGTGTTCCGAAGCTGGGATTGAGAATCCCGGCATGTCACCACCATAATACTTCATTGCAGCAAGCGCACCAGCAACAGTGTCAGTACCAGAAAAGTTCACCAAGTGAGCCATGCCTCCGATCTGTGCTGATTCATGCGAAGAGACACCACGGGCACCAAAATCATGCAACTTGAATGCCAGTTCAGCAAAATCATAGTCAGCCGTTTCATCCATGTACTTCTTCAAGATTTCTTTGGCTCGCAACCCATTCGAAGCGATTGAGGTTGGGTACCAAATTGCCCTGAGAAAAGCGGTTTCGATGTACGAAGTCAACCAGAAGCAACGTGGGTCAGTGACTTCAACGGAAGCCAGAATGTGGCTCAATGGTACGGCTGTACCTTCTCGCACCGCACGAATCTTCAATGGCAGGTAACCGTCATACTTGTTGACGATGTAGCGCCAGCCGTCTTCATTGAATTCGAAGCCATGTGCTTCAACCAGCGGCTTGGCCTGATCAATGTCTTCATGTGTAATCGGGGTAGACAGATATTCTTTGATGAATGCCTGCAAGCCGAAGAAGACTACTCTTGGATTCTCCCAATCCAGATTTGTACCACGGGCTTCGACGTAAGAAAACTGGTTCGTTGTGCCCGGTGGGTACTGTTTGTAGTGAGAAAACTTGTAAGAATCGGTATTAAGAATAAGGTTGTTAATTGCGTTCATGACCATAACTCCTATGTGTCATTGTAGCGTGAATTAAAGTCTGGAAGTCATGTATTCGATCATGTCCAGATGATCCTCAAAGATTTCGTCACGCATTTCCAAAATCTTATCAAGCGGGAACCACCATGCAACGACGGCATCATCACCGCCCTTGACTCTTGGCCTGCTCTGTGTCGGGTCAAGCACAAATGAATAAACCATTGAGACTGTCGTACCACGGCTTGATCGGCCGGGGTAATCAAACATCTTCTCTTCTTTCACTGAACCGCGAAGTACCTTTTCTGGTACGGCGATCTTCGTTTCCTCTTTGAGTTCACGAATGCATGAATCAAAGAAACGCTCATCCTTGCCTTTGAAACCACCCGGCAACGCCCACAGACCCTTACCGGGTGCTTCACCTCGGCGGATCATGAGTATTTCGTCACCGTGAATGACAACGGCATCGGTTGTCAAAAACTGTACAGGGAACGGACCAACCTGAGTCTTTTCCTTGTAGTCTTTGATGAATTCCCATTCCTCACGCAAGTCTTCATAGTGGTTCTGATCCCACTCAAGAAGCGTGTTGTAAGTTTTGGGATGTAGGTTGCTCTTGGCAAATGACAGCTTGCCAGAAAACCACAGATCACGAATGTCCGTGGCTGAAATGGGGTGATCGTTATTTGAGTCACCCACCCATGCGCCAATGTCAACCAAATCCCAGCTTGCGAAATGGTTCAGGTAATAGCTTGATTCATCTTTTTCGTGACCCAGTACACAAACGCGGCACGAATTCGACTCTTCAATGAGGTCTCTGTAGTTTTTGATTTTCTGTGAGACATGGGTAAATGCTCCGTGTAGGTGAAGGTAGTTGTCCATCACATGATCTGTGACTTCACCAAACTCTTTTTCAAGTTCAGCTTTGACACCTTCAATTGCGTCTTTGAGAAGCGACCTCTTATAGTCAAGAATGTCATCAACACAAGACGCAACCTCACGCTTCACACGCCTGAACCACTCCTGCTCCATGTAGAACGTGTCTTCTACACTGACGAAGGTGTGATTGCCGTAATCCGATCCCAGAACGTCATACAGAACATCATCAATCATTTTGATGCGTTCATCAGCCGAGAATGGATTTTTCGATGTGGAGGGTTTGTTTGCGGAGCCGATGACACAGACGAATGAGTCTGCTATCTCAACGGCTTTCTTGAAAACGGGGATATGCCCGTTATGGATGGGCTGAAATCGCCCGATAATCACTGCGAGGTCGTATCTCTTCATCGCCATAACTCCTATGTGCATGAATAGAGTTTTCTATTTAAGTAAATTGTAGGACACTTTTAACCCAGTGTCAAGGGCGAAAAGCCGCCCGAAGGCGGCTTTCCTTGAACCCCTTAATTCAATTAAGCGGTTGTGTCGTTTGCTTCCGGTGCGGCACCAAGAGCAGGGGTCTCTTCAACGGCCGTAACACGGTAGTAGTACGGGGTTGCAGTAACAAGACCAGAATCGGCATAAGCCTCAGCCGAAGCGTCAACGATATCAATCAAGACATAGCTTGTGTTATCGGGTGTTGAGCGTTCAATCTGAACTTTCACACCAGCGGCCTGACCAACTGGGTTGGTCCAAGCAAGGTCCATTGCAGTAGCACCGTTAGCAGTAGCGGTCAGACCAGTGACAGCCAAAGGAAGTTGTGCTAGGGCATCATCAGAAGCGGCTTTACGACCGGCGCGGGTCGAAAGATTGTCCATGCGGAATCGGTTAAATGCTTTGCTCATTTTTTTATCCTATAGTTTGGGGTTCTATGGTGTATTTATATATTTTTGATTTTACGGATTTCTAAATTTGGTTGTCGTGCTAGGATTCGAACCTAGACCATCCGCTAATCTGGCGGGAACAGGGTATAAGCCTGCTGTGCTACCTTTACACCACACGACAATAAACTGGTAGTGATACTTGGTAACGCTCCAAGCTGATCTGGCTTATGAAACCTGACTGGTCCTTGACCTATCACTATTAAACCACTTTGGGGTCTCTCTGTTTTTCCAAGTCGCAATGTGTGCCTTTGCGACCTGATAGTATTTACGATATGCTGAAACAGCATCACCTTCAACTTTGCATTCATCAGGCATACACTGTGGAAACGGTGTCAGACCAACGTTAGGCAATTCTGGTACGTTACCTAGTGCAATTGCTTTTTCTGCAAAGGTCTTGTGCGTCTTACCATATCTATGCGTGTATTCATGGCACAATTCAACGAATAGTCTGTAAGCCCATTCATAATTAGCCTTCGATTCACGCACCCACTTTGCACACGGATGATTGGTATGCGTCTTACGATAAAGCAACGGCGCTATTGGCGACTCTGCTACATGGTGTGCTGTGGATAAAAGTTGCGCCGTTTCGACAATCATTTTTACAACATGACGGTCATTGTGAAGCTTGGCAGCAACATCCGGGTTTTCGTCAAGTATGAATATGTTCATGCGGCGATTATACCACAAAGTCACTCGCCACGGCAAGGGCTTCTTTAATCGCTACATCCATGTCTATGTACCTGTATGACCCCAACCTGCCGAGAAATGTCACATGACGAATTTTGGCAGCCAACTCTTCATACTGCCTCAATTGTTCTTTTTCATCCACTAGACGAATCGGGTAAAACGGAGTGTCTTTTTCACCACACTCTCTGCTAAACTCTTTGTGGATGATTGTGTTGTCATGATTCTCCCATGGTGCAAAGTGCTTGTGTTCAACAATGCGCGTCCATGGTACTTGAAGGTTAGCGTAATTCATGACAGCCACCCCTTGATAATCGTTTTGGTGTTTCTCAAATTGAAAATCAAGCGTTCTGTAGGCTAGTCTTCCATACTTGTAGCCAAAATAAGCATCAAGCGGGCCGGTCCAAAACGTATGATCGTACCCAGCTTTAACGAAGGAGTCAACGGGGGTATTGAGAAAGACCCTGATATTGTCATGGTCAAGCATTCTCTGAACTACCTTCGTATAACCATCTTCGGGCATACCCTGAAAACGGTGGTAGAAATAGTTGTCATCGTAATTGAAACGAAATGGCAACCTGAGTATGATATGTGCTGGCAAGTCTCGCGGATGGCGATCCCATTGCTTCATCGTATACTCTTCGATGAAGTAGGCATACATCTTTGAACCGACCAGCTTGATTGCTTGCTCTTCCATATTCTTCGGCTCTATGATTCCCTCGGTCTGACTGTTCAGGAATTCCCTAGCCTCAGACGGAGACATTGCTTTACCGAAAAACTGGTTGATCGTGTGAAGATTGATCGGCAGACTGTACACCTCATCATCAAGTACACATTTGCACCTGTGAATATATGGGCGAAAGAAGCCGAATCGATTGATGAATGACCACACCTCACGATTGTCTGTGTGGAAGATATGTGGCCCGTATTTGTGAATCATGATGCCATCCTCACGCTCAGTATGACACATACCAGCTACATGAGAACGTGATTCATAAACATCAACGGCGATATTTCTTTCGGCAAGTTTTCTGGCGATTGTCGCACCAGACAGGCCTGCCCCGATCACTGCTACTGTTTTCATAATTTATACTGAGTTTATCCCAGTTTACCACGGTTTATGTTTGGCGGAGGACAGTGTACTCGAAACACAACCGTTTCCGATCCCACCGTTTAGCAAACGGGTCTGGTACCCTGACCAGTTTATCCTCCGTTGTTATTGCCAAGCAAGACACCCTTCACATTTGGTGCCCTTGATATTCTCTTCAATGTGTGCCTGTCGTATCTTCTGAAACTCTTCTGAGTTCCACGCTTCCATGAATGACTGGTTGTGCAGATTGCCAACGACAAATCGACCGTCAGCATCAAATCCGCAGAATGATACATCACCATTTGCGCGAATATGACCTTCTGTAAACACGTTCCAGCATGGAATCGGCGGCACTTTGTTATCGGCGCGCCCCATATTACCTGCGGTTGGGTTCACACCGATAATCTCTTGTTCGGACTGGCTTGCAACGTCACCCATAGAGTAAAGAGGCAACCAGTAATGCGAGTCTCTAGGACCCGTTAGAATTGAGTTTACCCAATCCACGATTTCTTGCATACGCTCACCTTGTTCGCCATCATAACGAATCGATGAAACAGAAATCATGCAATCATAACCACCTTCGTCACGAACCTTAACAGCCGATTCAAGATTTCGAAGTGAGGCATCAAACAACGCCTCTTTCACACCCGTAATCTCTTTGAATCGTTCTCTGGTCGATGTGATGCTGAACTTCAACGAATCAAGCCCAGCATCAAACAGACCCTTTGCAACTTCGGGAGTGCAACGTGATCCGTTTGTGGTCAGAAAGACGTAAGGAATCCCAATCTCTTTGGCAGCTTTACATGCCTGCATTGTCAATTCAGGATTCATCAAAGATTCACCCAGATAGAACAAACCGATTTCTTCAACCCCCGCATCGTACATTTCTTGCACGATACGCTTAAAGAATTCTAACTCCATACATTCCTTCATATTGGGCTGTTTGACACGCTGAGAAAGCGCACAAAACGAGCACCTATAGTTGCAGACGGGTGAGAGTTCAATCTTCACCGACTTCGGCGCAGGAATGACAGTGTTCAGATATTCACTCGGGATTTTGGTAATTCGGTCGATTCTAACTGTGATAGTGTCTTTCATGATTTTCCCATATTGTATAGATCAATGCAAAAGAGGCATAATTGCTGAGAAGTATGCAAATGCAACAAGGGCGGTTGTGAAGCCCTGTACTACCATTCTAACTCTCATTGTAACTCTCCTATTTAACCTAGTTTAAAATGTATCACAAAAGACAACATTTAGTTTACTAACACGCAAAAAAATAAACTAACATTGCTGGTGTTAGTATGCAGCAAAATGTTAGTTTAGTGTTGGTACGGATAGTAGGACTTGCACCTACACGCCACGGGGGACACAGACTCTTGAGGACTGCGCGTCTACTGATTCCGCCATATCCGCATAATTTAGCTACACGACCATTGCCATGGTCCGTATATCGGGTACCACAAGCTAACTGATCTTGGTGGTACAACAAATGTGTAATAGTTGTATTGATCACGAATGAAACAGCTAACGGGTCTGGGTAGTGTATTTGTTATTCTGACAATCGGCTGCCCATATGCATTCTGCCCCATTTGCGGGCCAACTTGTGCATCGGCAACAGTTGCAAACATCAGAAGCAACACAAGAAGTAGTTTCTTCATTGATTGCTCCTTAGCCCCATGATTCGGTTTCTCTCATCTTCAAGAAACTCAAGCTGGCGCTGCCTTGCTTCGTAATCCATTTCCTCATCAACGGTCAGATCATGACCTTCTTCAATCAGCTTTTTATATGAGCGAACATGGTACTCAATCATATCATATTGAAGATTGATGTACTGGCGCTCAGATATTTCTCGGTGCATGTACCGAGTATCGATCCACATTGCTGTGGTCGCTACCATCGCTAGAAGAGGCGTGGCAGCAATAACGGCATGCCACCATTTTGAAATGTTTACGGTGATCATGCCATTATTTAGCTGGTACGGGTAGTAGGCTTCGAACCTACACTCCTAAGAACAGGGGCTTAAATCCTGCGCGTCTGCCAATTCCGCCATACCCGCAAAAGTTGGTACCCTCCACAGGACTTGCACCTGCACGCCACTGGGACACGGACTTCTAAGGACCGCGCGTCTACTAATTCCGCCAAGAGGGCATAGACTATTTAAGCGTGAAGTTCGAACTTATGGGTATCTTCGATCTTCTCAACCACTTTCTTTTCGCCAGCTTCAAGACCAATCTTCGCAATGAAGTAGATTCCGACGAATGGAAGAGCGATTGCATACGCTAAACCAATAAAAGGTGAGACTAGAAATAATGCAATATTCTTCATACGTGTTAACACTGTCATTCTCCTTGAAAGGTATACCCACCCTATGGAGATGCAAGAATCGTGCTAACTTATTGCCGTTATAAATCAGTGACTTATAACGCTATTTCTCACCCATTGTACATTTTTTCTGTACATCATACAGGTATTTCTCAATTAATTCAATGACTTAACCTGTATATTTTTTTGGTAGCAGGTGCGGTACTGCCCCGCATTCTCAGACTTATCAGGTCTGTGTTTTACTGTTTAAACTAGCCTGCTATGAATTTGGTTGCGGGAGTGGGGATCGAACCCACGATCTTTAGCTTATGAGGCTAACGAGATACCTCTTCTCCATCCCGCGATAATTCTTACTCTGACGCCGTTCAAGTACGCCTCACTCGGTGCGAGTAACACCTAGCTACGTTTCGCAGTAGCGCGGTGGGCTCAAGATTCACTCAGCCCGTAATCCATCCATTATATAGTAGGTTTCTGGTGTATGTCAACAACTTTTTTAGGAAAACCACTTGGTGTTATATATACCTATAACACCACCAAGGAGACACAAATGAAATTTCTAGAAGTTCTCGGTCTTACTTTTCTAGTCATGTTGGCTATCATTCTCGTACCGCTCAGCCTTGCAATTGGGCTAAAGATTCTTGAAGTAGCACTTGGTCTCCTGATCGCCACAATCGCTTTGCTGATTCCTCTCGCAATTCTGGCTGTACCCTTTTCTCTGCTCTTTCTGTTCTTTCGATGGGTGTACAGAAAGCTTAGACAATAATGGCGTTACTGGACGGACTTGAACCGACATTCCCCAGCTTGAGAGGCTGGTCGCCTAACCATTAGCAGACAGTAACGTTAACCTGAAATGCAGTGCTTACAAATTGGGTTCTCAGCATACCCACCGCGAAAATGAAGGGCGCGCAATGCGTTCATCTTCTCACTGTTCCAAGCTTGATAAATCGTGTCAGTATCGACATGGCCAATTGGCATCAACTGACCTGAAAATGTGCAACATGGCAGAATATCACCATTTGCGCCTATCACAACTTGCTTGAATGGAAAACTGCATTTGAATTCAGCCCCATCTTCAAGCGACCCCGACTCATAGCCGGGTACACCATGTCTTCGCTGAAACCCGATTGAGTCAGCAACCCAACTCCAACTGGCCATAAAGTCTTCCGACTCATGTTGGTTGATTTCAGTCTCTAGGAAGTTGACTCGCAACTTCGGGAAATTACCAGCACCGCGAATCTCCAGAAATCGATGAATGTTCTCAACGATTCGGTTGAAATGCTTGCTGTGGCGAATCTTCAAAAATGTCTCAGGTGTCGTTGCATCTAGGCTCACCATCAACTTGCTCAGACCCGCATCGATCAATCGGCGCGACATGTCTTCTGTCAGAAGCAACCCATTGGTCGCAAAGTAGACATTCAGTACACCTTTCGATTTCGCATATTTGATGTACTCTGGTAAATCCTTGTTCAAAAGTGGCTCATTGATGTGGTTGAGTTTGATGCTACACAGCCCGTACTCAGCACTTTCATCGATCACCTTCTTGAACTTATCAAAGGTCAAAAACCGCTTTTCGACCTTCTCCTTTCCGTGCGTACAAAATGAGCATTTCATCTGGCAGGTGCTATTCAGTCCGAAATCTATCTGAACAGGAAAGTCACCACACTCAAGATTTGAAGCCGCATTGTATTTGCGTCTGAATTCGTACCAACGATCCAACTCTAGTGTATTCGGCGGGTCTTCAAAAAACGCACGGTTTGTCACCGCCGTCATTTCTGTCTTACGAAATATTTTCATTACCAGCGAATATATCTTTTCATTCTTGGAGAAAGCGAATCAACTATTCTTCCTTATCCAATCATCAACGGCTTTATCCCATTTTTGAGTTTTCTTAGACTCCAATCCAGAAAGTGATCGATCAGATTTTCTACCACCACCCTTGATGAACTTGTTCTTTCCAGAATGAACATCAGGGGTATTCCAAGAATCTAAATTGTTTTTTCGCGTAAGGTCGCTTTTGCGTTTATTCATACTCATATATGAAGTTTACCACAAAAATGATTGTTATGTCAATTGGCAGCCCCGGCTGGATTTGCACCAGCATCACTCGGGTCAGAGCCGAGTATTCTGACTGTTGAACTACAGGGCAATAATTTGGGGTGATTGGTGGGAATTGCACCCACATAATACGGGTCACAGCCGTACACATTTACTTCCTCTGCCACAATCACCATTGTCTGGCAGCCCAGATAGGAATCGAACCTATACCTGACAGCTTCAAAGGCTGGTGCTCTACTTTAAGCTACTGGGCAATTATACGTTTACGTTTTTATCTAGGGCAACGGGTACTTCTACCTTGTGACTCATTGCCGATTCTTGCAGTTTGCGTAACTGGTAATTCTTCCAGCCATCGACACCAAGAGGAGCGCCAATAACAGCACTCGCTAGGATGATCCAAGAGTCCCCTGTAATTTTATCAAACCATAGAAAAAAACTGGCAAGAAAAATTGTGATCAGTGGTAGAATAAACTTTATTTTTACTTCATCCATTTTCATAGGCGTCTTCTAAATTGGTACCTCGTCTAGGTAACGCTCCCAGCAGGTCAGCTTTGTAAGAGCCGACTGTGCCCTTGCACCCGAGGCATAAAATCTGACATTGGACACGGTGGACGGGGTTGCACCGTCATAACTGGGGTTGCAATCCAGCGCATTCCTGACTCTGCCACACCGTGTTATTTCTCTACCAAGTATAGCACGTTTTTATGCTTGATTACAAGCCCATCTAAAGCTGTATCATCTAGCACCTGAAACGCTTCTTTATACGTGTTCAATATTGGCTTTCTCGCCACATTAAAAGATGTATTCAACAATACATTGCCATCAACATGGGTCAATAATTCATACATCAATTTCGTTTGTTTCTTATTGTTGACGACCTGCAATCTAGCAGTACCATCAACGTGCGTGATCGATTCATATTTTTCTCTGTACTGTTCGCGCACCCAAACCGTGAACCCCATTACATCAAGATTGTCATAATGCGCCGCTTCGAAAATACGCTCGGCATCAACATCGCGGCACATGGGGGCAAATGGGCGATACCATTCACGATTCTTAATCACGTTGATTTTATCTTTCATGCCTTTTATCGAAGCATTTGCGATAATCGAACGGTTTCCTAAAGCACGTTTACCCAGTTCATGCGGGCCCTGCACAACTCCGAAAATCATACCAGCATTAAGTTTATCGGTGATTTTTCTAACGTCACGGACCTTCTGTACTTTTCGACCATTGCAAAACTCTTCGAAACGATCTTGGTCTTGAATCTCAATACCACCATAATTAAAGTTCTGTATCACATTCGGGCTCATATCTGCTCCCTGCAATGCAGCCGCAGAGAATAAAGCACCCAATACAATACCGCAATCATCCGGGTTAGGTGGGACGTAAACTTTTAGCCTAGGGAATCTTTCTTGTACAGCTTGATTGGCAATAACATTCAAACCACCGCCACCGGACAAGCACAAATTCCCACCACCTTCATTCACGATGAATTTCAAATAACGCTTTACTTGAGCGCATAGTTCATCAGTGAATGCGTTCTGAATCGCGCAGGCAATATTCGCCTGCTCCTCAAACGATAACTCTTTGTCTAATGTAGTCAAGAAACCAAAACGTGCATTCCAATAAACAGTCTTGGCAATCTCACTCTTCATTGTTCCGTAGCTACTCAAGCCCATCAACTTACCAGCGAACCCATGGATGGCGTTCCACATCAATCGATAGTTATCACCAACCCCACAATTATTGATAATGGGTAGATATCGACCAGCTTGGCCATAGAATGTGCATATTGACATTCTCTGATCGACTTTCTGTATGATATTAAGCTTTTTGATAAACTTGATAGGTTCTTTTCTATTGGCTGCAAGAAACAGCCCATTTGAACCCTTGTCACCATAACCATCGTTGACCATCATTACTGCTTTTTCAAATGGTGATTGATAAAACGCACTGGCCGCATGTGACCTATGATGATCGAATGCTATGGTTTTTCTGACTCCATATGTTCTAGTCAGATAATCAGTGTATCTAAAAAACTTGTATGGAACCTTAACATCAAAATCTTCGAATTTATGGAACGTATTCACTTTCCATTTTCGTGCATATGAAGCATCCCATGGACGGGCGAACAGATCAAAATCACGTATGCCCGTAATAGGGTATACGAAATCATGCATGGCCGTGTCAACATCTTCGAAGACCTTTTGGTCTTTGCCTTCTGTTACAAGCTTTCTGGTGTCATAAAACTTCTCACCGAATATCTTTTCAAATTCGAATATCCAGTATTTGTTCTGTTCAACAGAATAGACACCTAGTGTAGTATCATGAGAGTCGGTAAATGATAAAATGTTCATACTGATATTTACCGACATAATTTGGTGGGTCCTCAGGGATTCGAACCCCGACCGTTCTGGTTAAGAGCCAGATGTACTGCCGTTATACGAAAGACCCAAATTGGCGGGTGTTCTAGGAATCGAACCTAGCTTCAACGGTTAACAGCCGTTTGCTTGCACCAGACTAGCTACACACCCATTGTTTGGTGGCGCATTATAGAATCGAACTACTAGGTCGTAGACCTCCCGGGTTACAGCCGGTTAAGACTCCCACTTCTCGATACGCCATTATACAAATTCAATACGGTTCTCTGACGTTTTCAAATAGTCAACGATATTTTGACCCATTAGATCGTAACCGTATTTGTTTAGAAATCTACCTCTGACAATCAATTGCTCATCTTTCAAATTGTTCTTTTTGATGACGCTATCAATGTCACTTATCATCCACAACCCGGCGCAACTAATGTTACCACCGAATGCTTCATTTTCAACTTTCAGCACAACGTTTTCAACGTAGTGTTTTTCACCAGCCTCTAGTATTTTAGGCTTTATCCTATCATAAGCCGACGATGAAGTCAGCCAGAAGATTCGCTTTTGATCTTTGTATTTCTCTGTCAGTTGATCAATCTTGTCAAAGTCATATTCAAGTGGCTTATCAGGACGCTCCGTATAATTAACGGTCATCTGATATTTCTTGCTCATTGCTTCTGCAAATGCAGCCATTTCAACTGGGTTAACATACAGTTCTTTGACGACCTCTGGTTTAGTGTATCTTGTCCAGCTTGCATGTGTCATGCCAAGAAAATCAAAACCAAGTTTCTTTGATGCTCTAACTGATCGTTCAAGATCATCATATCCAACCAAGGCTGGCATTGCAATCATTCGAAGACCCACTTTGATACCATGTTTCATCAACAATGGTATTGATTTCATGGCTGTGTCGTAGTGCTTATCTTTCAGCTTGAAGATGTACTTCCAATACTCTCGGTCGAATGAGTGTATTGATATGGGCATCTTGACTGGCTTGAAATCAGCCAACCTGACAATCTTTTCTTCTGTACACAACGACCCGTTTGTTGCAATCGTCAGGATGTTCTTTGGGTACTTTGCGCGAATGACGCTCAATATGTCAAACACCTTTGGGTGCGTGAATACTTCACCTTCGCTTAGTTTGCCCGTGATAGCTTCGTTCAGTAGAAACTCGCCGGGGTAATTCGGGTTCATCGCCCAGATGACTTTTTCAATCTCTTCAACTGGTCGGTGTCTTGTTCGATGAACCTCAAATGGGTTCGTGTGATTCGAACAGAAAAGGCACTGAGCGTTACATGCCGATGTAATAGGGAGAACACCCGGCGCGTTACCAGACTCTAGGTGTTCAAAGAAGTAATCGGAAAATTCGCGTAACATGCCTTATTTATATCTGGAGCGGGTAGGGAGAATCGAACTCCACTCTCTACAGCTTGGAAGGCTGAGGACATACCTCATGCTTACCCGCTAAATTTTTCGATGAAATCCTTGTAATCGATACGATTAACAACATCACCAAATTTTTCTTTCAACTGACTATAGATTCCAGCATTGTTCATTCGCAACGTTTCTGAATCCTTGCGGCAACGATACACGCTACCCGATTCGCCGATGAAGTCATAATAGTCATCACCTTCTTCGACTTTATCAATCCCCGAATTCATTCTCCAAGAATCGCCGTCTAGGTAACCCCCAGACCATCCAGCAAGGATTTTGTAAAACGTATCTTCACCCTCTGGTGAGATTTCAAGAATAACCCAATTATCTGGTGTGTACATAATGTAGTTCCTAAAATCTGGTAGGACGCGAGGGATTCGAACCCACTATCGACTGGTTAAAAGCCAGTTGCTTATGCCTATTAAGCTTCCGTCCTATGTTCATAAATTTCTGTAATTTCTGGTCGATTCTTCTCAGCAATCTTCTTCAAGATATCAACTGGGATTTTATTCACATCATGACTGTGAAAGTGAATCTTCTTCTCTTCTATCAGCCGTTCAACGTATGCAATTTCTCTTGCTGAATGAATTTGACTTGCAGCCCCATTAAGACTGGATACAGGGACGTGCCAGCTATACGAAACCTTATCATCAATCCCTTGCTTAAACTTGAAGCCCATTTGCTGAAAATCGAAACCAATCAAATGAACCTCGGCTTGTGTTTTAATTCTGTTTAGAAACCAATCAAGACAATACACGCCTTGAGATACACGATTGGTTCTGTTGATGTGTTCCCTACCACCATTAATTCGGGAAAGTGAATTCATCATACCACCAATATGCTCTGTCAAAAAGTAGTCTCGGTAGACTTGAAATCTATCGGACATCATCACTTTTCGAAAAGCTACATCCCTTGAGTCTGAATACAATCCTAATTGAATGTACCCAAATGCTTTGAATTTCACATGTTCAAAGTCTCTAAAGTTTCCGGTTCTCAGAACACCGAAGAACCACATATCTGTTTTTCTGCCAATGTACCTTACAAGATCGTCTGTCGGAACACCTTTGCCAAATCTAACAACAAAGTCAAATGAATCGATAAACTCACCATTCTCTTCATTCAGAATCCCCGGAGAGTTACCAACAAGAATTACTTTCTTGCCAGCGACGGCTTTCTTTAACCGATTTAACCAGATTCCATTGGCGTGATCATTATACATCAAAAGTCCCCATTTTCATTCTGTCAACAATGGTCTTCTGCGTGTATTCTTCATACAAGTAGATGAAGTTGCTCCAACGTTTTGTTATTTTTTCATGCCAGTATTCAACGGGCTTTACAGAACAATGGAAGTTCTCACCATCCGAAAAAGACCTCAACGCTTCTTGACCAGATATCGTAAACAAAACAAGACTGTTGTCATCTGTGTATTTCTTGATATCATCAAGCACGTAATCAATTGAGTCTTCTGGAACATGCTCTAAAACATCACAGCAAGTAACAATATCAAATTTGATATCAGGTGGCTTCTTACTGAAAGGCGGGTATGCCGGGTCGTAACACCAATAGCATTGAATGTACCCACGCATATACCCATAAAAGTCTGTTCTTTCGGTGATAAATGTTTTTTCTTGATTGGCCTTACCTCTTCGATACAGATGCGCTCCGGCACCAGAACCATAATCAAGAATTGTCACGCCGCGCTTCAAAACAACATGTGTGTAGTATTTGATTGCAGGGGCAAATGTGGTAAACGTGTGAAACCCAGTAAAAGGCGTATCGATTATTGATCGGCCAGCTATGGTCGAAATTTCTTTCGTGTCATACCTGTCTTCATGTAGGTATGCATCTGAACCATCATGTATTTTCTTGTACTTGTCAATATACTTTTGAAGGTTCATAATAATTCAATCGGGGGTGTTTGGTTGATTCTAGTTTGCATAAATGTTCACCTCAGGCTACTTATTTATGTAACAATTCGTCGGTCCACTTTCGCCTTTCGGTACCCCCGAAAACCGTTGACCTGTCTTTCTGCATTGGGCGGGGTCTAATACCCCTAATTAATCACCATTCAGACCTATTCTCTGCCGAGAGGAATCGAACCTCTTTCTCCGCATTCTAAGTGCGGTGTGTTAGCCAGTACACTACAGGCAACTAAGCTTGAATGTAGACCAATGGTCTTCGAAAAACTCAGTTTGACTCTCCGGGTCAATACGGTCATCGCATATCTCCCACCTCACTAGGTGGACGCATTCCTTATGCTATAACCCATCAACAAGTCACATATAAATCATATCTATTAAATATTAAGCATCTATAAAATTAAATAATAACTATCATCTAACCATATTCTAAATTGAACATTTTAGTTTCCTTAGTCATTACTATCATTATCTCTACATTATAAGAGATAATCTGGAGCGGGGGACAGGACTTGCACCTGTGCTTGCTGGTGGGCACCAGCCGTGCTGCTACTACACTACCCCTGCATTCTGGAGCGACCACCGAGATTCGAACTCGGACCTCAACGTTGGCAACGTCATGTACTAACCGTTAAATACTATGGTCGCAAAATTTGGTGGAAAGTAATGGATTCGAACCACTGACACATCGGGCTTCAACCGATTGCTCTACCGCTGGAGCTAACTTTCCAAAAATCTGGCAGACCAACTAGGATTCGAACCCAGAACAAACGGGTTGGAGCCGTTTATGTTACCGTTACACCATTGATCTGTTATTCTATGATTGGCATGGGCACACTGGCCTGCATGTACCAATCTGGAGCTGTCGGCTCCGTATTCTTTGCATTGAAGTCATCTGAAAACTTCTTTGCCTTGTCGTAATCATCAACTTCGAAGCGTTCAACGAAATCGACTCTGCGACCCCATCCACGCTCAAACTCCCATACGACAACTTTCCAACCTTTGAATCCCGACATAACTTTCTCCTTCTGGAGTATCAGTGTACATCACTTTATATCAAGAGTCAACAATTTGGTGGACCGTGAGAGAATCGAACTCTACAAGACAGTTTCCTTGCAAGGGAGACCCGCTGACCCACAGCTACAGCCCATATGTAAATTTTGTTTGTCTTCTCACACCATTCTCTTGTCTGGTGTATACAAAGATCAAATTTTCAAATCTAGGTCGAAGAATGTTCTTCCATTCATTACTGGTTTTTAGTGTACAGTGAAAGTTTTCACCGTCGGAGAACGATTGGTATGAAGGTTCCCCGCATGTACTCACACCTAAAAAACCAGAATCAGATACAAAACTTCTGATATCATCAAGCACAAAATTTAGTGCTTCTTCGGGTATATGCTCAACAACATCGGCACAGATTACGAAATCATATTGACCCGTTGGCCGAACATCAAACCCCGGTAATGCTGGGTCATATGAACACCAGCTTCGTATATTCATAGGGTGCGTGAAAAAGTGCCTATATGTTGCCAGTGGTTGACCGCAGCCATAGTCAAGTATGGAAATAGGTCTGCCTAGTTTCTCCGATACTCTAAGAATATCACCGCGAAATTTTGACCAACCCTGCCAGCCTGACATTGAATTTTGTTTGCCTTTGATGACATAAGCCTTATCAAGCTTAACGGGTGCAGACCTTTTGTAGAAGTCTTCCGCCGTGTGTATCTTGCGATACTTTTCAATGTACTCTTCTAGCTTACTCATTTGAAGAAAGGACCATACAACGCCCGCACTTCTCGTTTTCTCCCAGTACCATCATCACTCTCAGACGTATAAATGAAAATGATATTCTTGAATTTTGCTGAAAGAATACTTCTCCATTCATCAAGACTTTTCATGGTGCAATGTAAATTCTCGCCATCTAGAAATGCTTTATGGGCTTTATCCCCTGTCGTTGCAATCGCAATAACACCATCGTCTTCTAGGTAGCTTCGCATATCATCAAGCACCCATTCAAGTGCTTCTTCTGGTATATGTTCAACCACATCAGCGCAAATGATGAAATCAAATTTACCAATTGGCCTGATATCAAAACCCGGTACGGCTGGGTCATATGAAGACCATGTTCGTATCAACATCTGGTTGGATTTGAAATACCTCCAAGTACCGAGAGGTCGACCGCAACCATAATCAAGTACTGAAATTGGGTAGCCCTTCTTTTCAGAAACAATTTTCACATATCGATTGAATTTCTTTTTACCCTGATACCCACTCATCACATCATCACCGACATTACGCTCTTCGGGTTTTTGATCTTTATATGGGTAAAGCTGTAAGAAATTTTCTTCTTTAGTGTGAAGCTTGCGGTATTTCTCAATATATTCGTTCAGCTTATCCAAGTTTTATACCTCAGTTTTCCGACATAACTCAGTTTTTTCTGAGGTATATTTATGTGGCGGAGTATAGCGGATTCGAACCGCTCATCTCACCCGTGACAGGGGCGAATCTTCACCTAGCAGACCCATACTCCGAAGGCGTGTTGTTATAGCGGTTACACGCTCCGCTGTTACCAACGCATCTGGTAGACTAGATGGGACTCGAACCCATATTTCTCGGCTTGAAAGGCCGGTCGCCTATTCCAATTAGCAGACTAGTCCATTGTTTGGCACGCCCGGCAAGAATCGAACTCGCATGTTTCCAATTAACCTTTCGACTGGTTCGTAGCCAGAGGGTATACGGACGTATTGTTTGTTGCGGTGTCTCCCCTGTTATAGTACAGGCGAACTATGTTGACCTCCAGTGCCAACCAGACACCGCTGGAAAATTGGCACCCCCGGAAAGATTCGAACTCTCATGCATCCATTTACCCTTTCTAGTGCTTAGAAGGCACAGGGGATACGAGGGCATTTAGTTTAATGGCGGAGGCTGAGAGGATCGAACTCCCACAACGTTTTACCGTCATCGCCGGGTTCAAACCGGGTAAGCACGCCAGCCTTGCGAGCCTCCGAAATTCATTTTATTTTACGGCCTTTTCTCCAACCATCTGGGATAGGGTCGTTTTTACTAATCTTTTTTGATTCATGATTGTTTGTTATCCACATAGTACCAAACGAACCATTATTTGCACCTAATCTTTTTGTGGCACCTTTTGCTATTTTTTGTTTAGATTCTTCTGTATGGTGCATACCCTTGAATGTACCTTCTGGGTATTTTTCTTGCAGTTTCTTATTCCCAAGTTTTGCATTTTCCCTTATTAGAAAACGAAATTCGGGGTCATTATCATATTTCTTACGCCAAAGTTTTTGACGATCTTTAGCAGACATTAAAGAATTCAAACGTTTTTCTGTTAAAAACTTTTCTGGGTTATTATTGATATAATCAAACCCACCAAAACCGCCTTCTTTCAAATTGTAACCATTTGGGTCATTAAGGTTGACCAATTTAGCTTCCATGTAAAACATATCAGACGGGTTATTGAAAACCTCAAGAATCTCTTTCTCAAAATTTTCAACACCATATTTTTTAATGGCTCGCTTAATGAGTAAACCGCTACCCATATAACCATCATCAAGATCATAGGTCTTATGACAACCAATATAGATTTTGCCATTGATCTTATTTACTATTTTATAAACAGTGTATTTTACATCCATACACCTATATAGTAAAGTTCGAATCTCTCTAAGTGAGATTCAAATGTCAGGATGGTAGGATTCGAACCTACGTGACTTCTGGTCCCAAACCAGACGCTTGGCCAAACTAAGCTACACCCTGAAATTCACTTGTTCGATATTCTTCACTGTTCAGTAAAGATGAACAAAAAAATGAACAAGGCAACGATGAACGATGCCTCAACTCTTTGTACCCTTGGTACATGAGATTTAGTTTAATTTAATGCACGTTTGTCTAGTCTAAGTAGACAAAAATGCACTAAAGTAAACTGAAAAGGCTGAGATTACACCCTCAACAACCCCGCTTTCGTTCCCGTACCGATCAGTTGCTACACTTCACGTTAAGAACTTATCCACCCCTCAGAGAGAGGTACGAAGTCATGGTTACCGTTTTTAAAGTCAGGCAGTAGACTTGTCACAGCAGAGATTTCAGCATTACAATTCCTGTCAACCTTGCGGGCTGTAAAGGTGCGCTAACACCACCACTCACTTTCACACTAACCAGCGTCCACCTTGCGAGTTTCTTCTGGCCCTGATTCCCTTGCGGGTCAGGGGTTAAACCATTTCTCTCTTACTGCCGAGGCGGTCTTTGCATTTTTAGTCTTTGAGGCTAAATCGGGAGTTGAACCCGAACTCTATCATCCAAATTGACATGCGCTACCATTACGCAATTTAGCAAAACCTACCTCGATGAGCCGCCTCTGTCGCTTCATGCCCTTTTGAGGCACAAAATACAACCCACCGAATGTCCTTTCACCCGCTAAGGCTACTTTGAACCGTATCTCAAGACCACGGCATCCCTACCGCAACCTATCGTACTGCGCCACAGCTTTTACCCGCTAAGGCTCTAACCGTAACACTACCCTTTGACTCTTGGTAATCGGTAAGTTTGCGTGTGTCTAGCTGGTTGCTATCCCAGCAGGTCTTCGGTCACCGTCGGCCCCCTCAGACTCTTCAACACCTCACCTTCTTACCGTAACTCACCCGGAGGTAAGTCTACTTAACGAAGTCTCGGCTTGCTTGCTTGACCATTGCTGGCGCGGGTGCGTAGGCTTCACCGCTTTCCCCACCTTTCGATGGGATTATCTTATGGAGTACAAGCACCCCATTTCTTAAAACAAACATGAAAATCTACAATCAGACGAAGGTAAACCCTTCAATCAGGCGAAGACTTTAATGTTTGTTCTAAGACCATCGCCGGGGGCACCCACTCTGGGGTCGCTTGAGCGTCCCGCGCACGGTGCGTTGCACATTTGCGCTGGGTGCCCCCAACAACGATTTAGAAATCCGTATTGTTAAAACAGAACCGTTAGTGTCTCGTATCCGAACTGGGTAGACATTTCGCCCGCCCGACTTTCTAACGCTTTACTCTGTTGCCTCTTCTCTCAATCAGAAGTCCATCTTAATGCATTTCGCAATAGTCTGTCAACCCCTGATCCAAACTTTTTTGGTACGCTCGGAAGGATTCGAACCTTCGACGGTGATCTTAGGAGGATCACCTGCATCCACTGCCAAGCGTGTCATAAAAACTTAGGCAGATATCCAAAATTGTCAAAATCTACCTTGTACGTGGTATAGACGATTTCAGCAAACTCTGGCTTGTCTCTATACCAATCGAAGTTCATTGAATAATACGTGTCATCAACGTCTTCGATGTAATTCATTGTAACCGGGTGCCCAATTTCACGCATCACTTTGTTCAAGTTTTCTTGGCGAACAACCCGTGTCACTCTTTTAAGCGGTATGCCCTTCAAAAAGTAAGAGCATGGCTTAGGGAAGGGAAACAAACCCCCACCCATTGGACTAGAAAGTTGAAACGAATGGTTATCAATCCTTCTAAGTCTACCAGCTTTCAAGATTAACAAGTAATCTTCAAAACTCAGGTCAAGTGGTCTTAGTTCTGAAAGCGAAGGTCTTGTACCACCTCTTGCTTTCACTTTCTCCATTGTATCTTCGGCTAAAGAACCAATACCCATCAACTTGTTATAAAACAATCTCCACTGACTCTGTAATCGTGTGTACGGGTGTCGAACCGAAATGTACAACTTACGATCACCGAGCAAACTTGGGTCAACATTATGCCAAGTGTCACTGTTCTGTTCAAGGATATCATGTCGCCCTATCGCACCAAGAATTGTCTTAGTGCCCGTTCTGGGCGGTGTTATCCAAGCTTCATTATCACCTACCAAATGCATAATGTACCCATATCTGGTGCTCCCATCAGGATTCGAACCTGCGACTGATCACTACCAATGATCTGTTTTACCACCTAAACTATAAGAGCGCATACCCGAAATTTCTAAAATCTCTTGCGTACACCTTATTGATCACCTTGATACAATCTGGGTGTTTGTCGAACCATTCAAGATTCAACTCTGATCGTTCTCCCCAACCATGCGTTTTTGGCAGGTCACATGGGAGACCGACCGACTCTAAATCTTCTTGCAGGTGCTCAAATCGGATGAACTTCGCCACCTTATCAAGCCTGCAAACGAAATCTTTGTCTTCAAGATACCTAGTCAAATATAACGGGTACTTGATTGTGTTGAACCTACATTCATGTATTGTCCAACAATCAAAATTGTTGTTTCGTAGGTTGACCAAATCCATAACATATTCTTCAAAAGTTCTGCTACGGACAATTCTAGGATCAACCCTATGTAACACTCTCCAAAAACTCTGTATTCGTGTATATGGGCTTCGAATGTTCATATACAACTTTCGACCGCCCAGAATATCAAGGTCTATACCACTGTGCTTGAGATTCCACCCAACAAAGTACTTGTGCCTTTCTATCAGTTTAAGCGTATATCTGGCCGCTGTTCGATGCGGTACAATCCACGCTTCATTTTCTCCCACTAAATGCATAATTTCAATTTGGTGCCGAAAGTAGGACTTGAACCCACAACCTGACGCTTACAAGGCGACTGCACTGCCAATTGTGCTATTTCGGCAAATGTTTGGAGCCGTCACTGCGGAATCAAACCCAGTTAATGGTGCTTACGAGACACCCGCTTCAATCGGCAAAGCTTTGACGGCTTAGTAAATCCTCATCAATAATCGGTTCGCGGCGGCGGTTGCTAAAGGTGCGATTGCCGCGGCAGTATTCGCAAGAGCCGCCGTGACGGCAGCCCCAATCAAAACGGCGAGAATCGTAGTAAGGTGAACGATGGTCGCCGTTGCGAGAACGGTTACGGTTCTCAAAGTGGCTATCAAAAGACATTTCGCTTCTCCTGTTGTTAAGCTAATGTCTCATAAGTTTTCTCCTACGTCAAGGTAAACTTCGTCTATTCGTGTTTCAGTGTGATCGTCAGCAGGGTAAACACTCAACCAGTCTTCGATCCACTCTGCGGCTTCTTCTCTCGTTTTTCTGAGACCTTCTTTTCTCTTGCTCTCAGTCCACCAGAAGATAGACGCTTTGTAAAACTTTCGCATTACCAATCCCGAGGACGAAATGCGCCGTCAAAGTCAGCATACGCATCAACACAGTATGCTTCGTGAGCCATCAGCGTAGAACCAATCTCTTCGTTCTCAGCAGCCACGGCGCACGTTGAACACTCACCATCTGACAGTTCAAAGAACGTCAGCAGTTCATTACCACAGGCACAAAAGCCTGAATCACTCGCAAAATTACAACTCATCACATACTCCAGTATGCTTCACTCGCAACCGAACAACTGTAGGGGGTGTTGATGCTCTCTTCGACCATCGTGCCCGTCATCAGGTTCTTGACCATGTGAGTCTTTTCGATGTTGGCGTAGTAATCGCCACTCTCAGCATAGTCATAGTCGTTTTCAGGGTCAGACTTCTTCAACCGTGTCACTGCGGCTTTCGCAGCACCCTCAGTTGCGTACACCATGTGGGCGAACGAACCGGGCTTTTTGTACAGTCTTGAAGTCTCAAAATTGAAAACAACGTAACTCATTTCAGTACCTCTCAATCACATCAACAAGTATAGTGTACAGTGGTACTGGGTAAATTGCAAGCTTTTTTACACTCGCTTTGGCGCATTTGTTGGGTTATTTTTACCCAGTTGATCGCCTTTAGAGTGCCCCATAAAAAAAGCCTCGGAGAATTTCTTCGTCCGAGGCTTTTTAAATGGGGAAGGTATAATTACTCGGACTTAGGTTGCTGCCCCCGTATCAACAGAATTTGCAAACCAATACGGGCCACTGGTGGTTCGGGGAGCCGATTCCACGCAATGTTGTGTTGATTTTAGTCTTAGAGTAATCATGTTCATTTTTTGTTACCTGTACTGGTATATAGTAACTTTTTGGTCTTTTCAATCAATAAATTTCAAACTTTTTTCGTTTTCTTCGGACATTTCCAGTTCTAATCTTTCAAATGCCTTTTGGGGTACATGATAGCCCGTTTCAGCCAATTCGCACAGCCGCATATAGCACTGTTCAATTGTGTCATCATGAAACGTCTGGCCCGCCAACGGTAAACCAATGGGTTGATACTCATCTGTCTTTCCTTCTACCAATTTACTTTTTGCGATGTGAGTAGCGAACCCGCCGTATACATGAGCGTACACATAAACATCAGACTTACCACCATCTGAACTAAATCTGCAATAACTCATTTTTACGTCCTGTGGAACGTGTCAGGGTACTCAGTTTCAAGACCCGGACCTACCACCTTTACCTTGTACGGGTGATAGAACTCAACACCACCCGGAATAGCGTGTCGATAAACTCCGCTGTTGATGATGGCTTGACCATGTGCGATTGCCGCGGCCATGTCATCCAATTCGTACTCATAGTAGCCATGGGCTACGTAAGTTTTGACTTTATATTTACCTTCACTCATTTCGGTGCCCTGTTTTTCTTGCCATTACAAGAACCGGTCGGGAAAGTCTTGTTGTCGCCCTTACCCTTCTGCCATGCTACACGTTGCTGGCGGTTGGTGAAACGAGTAGACCACGTGCCATCTTTATGCTCACGCCTTGTCTTACCACCACGAACATGTTCACATTCTTGGTATTGCAGTTCAGCACAAGCCGAGCATACTTTACCCGCCTTGCTCCAGTTCTCACGGTCTGTCATTTTGTTTCCTTCAATAGTTTGTTACGGAAAAGAAAGTCTGTAATTCCCATTGCAAAAAGGTCCAATTCTTCGTGACCTTTCTTGCTTGCCAGTGAAGTCAGTTTCAACTTCGCTTCGATGGCGTGTAGCACTTCATGAATCATGATATGCCAACGCTCAAATTCATCAGGTGTGTCATTGACGGTAATCAGCCGTGCGTATTCGTCATATGAACCCCACTCACCATGTTCACTCGGACAACCTTTTTGATACTGTACATCGTGTGTAACACCCAGAACATTCAGCTTCCGAGGCTTAGGTTTGCTCATTACAAATCCTCAATGTCATCAGGACGCACATTGCGAAAGTGGCGACCATCTTTTGAACGAATCCCGAAACCATTGTCATTGTTGAAACACTGCATAGGTTCGGGGCCATGTTCGATCTCCCAGATATCACCGTGTTCTCTGATCAACTGTTTCAACCGAGCGGTGTTGGGAAGAAGCCTTGCTAGATTCTTCATGCCACCATTCTAAGGGATATTGAGGGCTGTGTCAAGCCCCCCATTTCTGAGGGGCTTGCCCGCCGCTCAGCCGCCCTCCGAAGCCTGTTCTTCCTCAGAAATCACCTGAGGAAATGCAAATAATGGTCGGTCGTCACCCTGTGTCCAGTAGGTGTTGTAATGTTGCAACATCATTGCATTGCATACAACATGTGCCGAATGTAACTCACCTGATTCATTGTCAACATCATCACATTCGAAGTGGTACTTGATATGCCGCATCATGCAGGCAATACAGACCGACCAGTTCATACCAGTTGCCCAGTTAAACGGTGCGTATTTTCGCAGGCCGAAGTCCCAGACACGAATGACATTCTCAAGCGAACTCAAAAGAGTAACACGATCCGAGCCACCCTGTTTCGCCCAATTGTAAGCCACCGAGTATTTCAGTAGCGTGTACGTATCGATCAAACCGATTTGGAAAGAAGCGAGGTACCCGGTCATGGGCACCTCGTTCATGTAGTCTGCCATTTGCAGAATTTCTTGCTCATCTTCCATCAATGCTTGAATCTGTGGAAGAGGCATCAGTTCCCATTTCGGCTTGCCACCGTTTGCTCTGGCACCCGTCCCCATTTCTTTTGAGGCTACATCACCGACTGCCATATCCCAACGAGGCTCTTTCGTCATCACGCCCTCCCGAATTTATGTTCGGTGCATTCAAAATCAGGGTCGTTGTTTTCAAGAATCCAACGGGAACCAGCACTTGGGATAGTGCTTGGCGGTACGTAGTTCTCACCCAAGTTCTCACGCGGATTTCGCGTAGTCTGCGGCATGGGTGAAATGTACAGGTGGGGCTTCCTTGACTGGAAGTAATACAAATCAGGCTTTTCAATCTTCTGGTGAACTTTCCAGATATCACCATACTGACGAATTACCTGCGCGGCTTTTGCCGTGATAGGCTCAAGTTTGACAAATTTCACAAAATGTCTCCATCATATAATTGAAAGGGAAGTCTTACCCTTGGAAGTCGTTTTTGTCTTCCTTCGATGTAAGACCCTTGAATTTCGAAACTACCAAGTCAGATAGTTTCTTCGCCCATGCTGGCTGAGGGGTTGCCCACCCAACCATTAGTGCGACAAAAATCATTAGTACAGTCCACATTTTATTATCCTTCTATTTTTCGTAATATTCAGTCATAAAATTCAGTAGCCCATTTGGGTAATAAGGCTGGGCTAGACCTCAGATGGGGTTAGGCTGCGAGAGGCAGCACCTCACCATCAAAAAATGCATCGTTAGCAGCATTTAATTTTAGTTTCGTCAGAGTTACGGTCTGTTGCTACACCGCATTGTCCATCTATTTTCTGACCCAAGTCGATTCCAGAGTCACCCCCATCAGAAACACACTTACCGCAACCTGTACCCATCAACAAAATTAGTGCTGGGTCTTTTTCAATGTCGCTTTCAGTAATCTCGTTACAAATACAAAGGTACATGTGTTTTTGGTGGAGGTGGGGAGATTCGAACTCCCGTCCTCAAGCCGTATCGTCAATATCATACAATGATAAATTCAAAAGAGCGTGTTGGTGGGGATTCTAGGTTGCCTCTTACCGCGCCTCGCCGTCCTAGCACTGGGGCTGACCAACATCACTCTATTTCAATTATGGTAATACACTCAGAGATTCGTTGCAACCTCTATTCGCAGGGTATCGGCTGCGTTAGGCGATTCAATACAAGATCACTGGAACAGCCAATGCACCACGGTATTGCCGTGTTTGGGTCGAGCATTCTATCCGCATCTAATGAAATATCAAGTGCGACTAGTAGCCTACCCTCTTCGTCCATTTCCAGTGTCATATCACCAACATTCAGTTGCGGCTTCGGCCATTCTGGAGTTGTGATAGTTTCATGAATTGACAATGAACTACCATCATTTGCTCCAACGGCAATAAAGAATTGCTTACCGTAGGCTTTTGCTCCAGACCAATAATCCCAGTTTGTTCCATATGTGTACAGGTAAGCTACAATTAGGTCATCAGTCACTTCAATGCTGATTCCCTCACCAGAACGTTCTGGGCTGTACCATGAACCAGTTACACATGAATCCAAAGCTACGGCATTGCCCGCAAATAAAAAGAGAGTCGCAAAAAGCGTCAAAATAAAGTGTTTCATATACAGTCCCTCCAGATTTACTGTCGGGACTATATATGCACTTTACTTCTAACTAGAACTCAATCTCTTTTGTAGTCTTTCGGCGTACCATCACGCTCAAGTTCAGAACCTCGGCAGAACAGCGGCTTGGTCTTAGACCATGCTGCCGTATTTTCACCGTGGCGCTCATCCCATGCGCTATTCGGGTCGCGTCTTGCGTTCATGTTATCGCTCAGATCGTCATCAATCTCTTCGCGTGGAACCCAACCCGGAATCGGCGCGGCATAGCCGTAATCGATTCGATTGGCCTTGTAGCACATTGTACGCCACAGGTCATACTTGAAGCTTGCCGAATTGAACTTCATCACAGCCTGAGGCAAAGCCCAATGTGGATGATTGATCACCCACCAGATTCGATGATAGTTCGGCTCTGCAACGGGGATACCGCCAACAGACTTCTTACCATTGACATACGGTGCCTGCTGGCGCTCTTTCGGGTTCGAAATCAGCGGGTACAGCCAAGTCTTGGCACCAGCAATCGCAGGACCAAAACCAGCGGTCTGAGCAACAACACCCATCCAGCGGTAATACTCTTTCTCTTCTTCCGTAAACGGAACTTCTGGGTCAAGAGCAAAATGACCAACGCCTTCTTTCTTGTACTTCGCTTCATTTGCGCCGTAAAAATCAAAGGTCGGGAACATGAAACGCCACTGGTCAAGAGCATGACCCATCATAGCAATAATGCGGGTCGTCGTACCAGTCTTAGCAGCCGCCTCGGCGGTATGCGTCAAAAAGTAATTGGCAGTTTCACGCTGGTTGCGAATCACAAATGCGCCGTTAGAACGGGCCCTTGAAAGACCAAGAGTTTCTTTCGCAAATGCAAGTTCATTTCTGAAACCAAGGTTGGTAATCTCTTTCACCATTGAACGTGGCAGCTTACCAAATTCACCCATTGGAGCTTCCCACCAGCCATCAAGTTCAACAGCTTCGGGTGGTGACAGTTGGAACGTAACTTTTTCACGTTCAGGTACTTTGTTGTCAAGTCTATTACCATCGGCGTCAAAGTTGTCACCATCGGCAAACTTCTTCAACTTGGCAATACGATCAGCAAGCCACAGATTGAAACCTTTCTCAAGCTGTGCTTCAAGTTCAGCAATCAAGGCTTCAAGTTCCTCAAGGTCGCTCAACTCTTCTGGTTCGGCGTCTTCGGGTGGAAGTTCGGTGTCAGCAAATGAGTCATCGACCGCCGGTGCCTCGTCAGTTGCTAAATTAGCAGCAATCTTTTCCTGTAGTTCAGTATCCATAGGATCAACAGGACGTTCACATGTTGGACAGTTTTCCATTAAAAAAATACCTCAGTAGTAGTTACTAAGGTATTTAGTGCTCCAACACTCTTTTACATTTTATGACAAACCGATGGCGTCTTTTGCGTTCATCACAGCTTCGATTGCTTTTTCACGAAGCATTGCGTGACCCTTGGTCAGTGAATTGACAAGTGCTTCCTGTTCGATCAGGTACACTTTTGCGAAACGTGGATCATGATCAACGATATCAGCAGTGTTTGACAGCACATCAGCCAGCTTGATCGTCTGGGCTCGTTCACAGCCATTTGCATAGTGAACACGATCCATTTCTTTGCGGATTTCACGATTACCGTCTTCTTTCTTTGACGGCTTCGTGACCATCATCACAAGATCGGCAATCTCATCACCAAACTTGGTACGAATCTCGGCTTCTGTCACGGGCGTATCTTCAACAACATCGTGTAGAATTGCCGCGGCTGTCGCTGGCGTATCCTGCAAAACGGACCACACAATCTGACCCACCTCAATCGGGTGGAAGATGTATGGCTCGCCTGAGTACTTGCGCGTCTGCCCCTCATGGGCTTTCGTCGCAAACTCAATTACTTGATAAAGAAAATCATTCATGGTTGCATTGTAGGTGGTTTAGTTGTCTCTGTCAACCCTTTTATCGGGATAAATGTAACGTTTCTTCGCTTCATAATTCCAGTAAATCTGCCCCCAATATGGGTCACAGTACGACCCAATCTGATAGGGGTATTGGCAATATGATGGGTAGGGGTTGTTATTCAGAATGATCATTCCGTTGTCGGGGATGGCGGGGTCGTTCTGAACTTGCGGTGGTGTTGCACAGGCAATCAATGTACTCAGAATAGCTACAATCGTACCCATTTTGAGAACGTTCATACCCTTTTTGGGAATGTTCATCGTTTTCTCCTTACTGACGGCTTATCGTGGAAGTTAGTGCGTAGCAACCCCGGCGCACTTGGCTTCATAGTCATCACTTGCTCACATTCCGGGCACTTCGGTTCTTGCTGGTCGCTCCTGTGGACAATCACCTCTTTTTCAAGTCCACAGTATTTGCATTGATAATCAAAGATCGGCATTATAGGATAACCTCTCAGTCACAATTCTACATCTTTTTGATGGCTCGTTGGTTAGAAAGCTTGCGCGAACTCCCTTGTCATAGGGTGGCTCTTTACCAATCGAATAGTATTGGTCGCAAGTAGCATCCACTCTTATATTGCGCTTTTCATCCACCAACCACCAGTGAGTAACACCCTCATCGTCTTTCCCATAATAGGGCTGCAAAACACCCGGTTCAAACAAATGATAGATGACTTCACTGGCAACGTAACAATGCCCATACATCGGGTTTGTTTCATTGATGGCTCTATATTCTGGTTTAAGTAAATCTGGAGTCAGTTGACTTTGCACCTGATCAACAGTATACGCATAAACACCAAGCATGGCGTTTACATCTTCATCATTAACGTTAAACAGGGTGTTGACCTGTAACTTCACCACTTCATTGTTCATAATTTAGCCGTTTCGTTTGTTGCCGATTGCATCAGAAAAAGCCACCGTCAACGGTAGCAGTTTATCAATCGGAAGGTCGATCATTAGAACCTTCACTTTCATATTCGGGTCGATCAACATGCTTGATAGAAAGCGGTGATGGCCATCGATAATCTTGAAGTCGGAGCCAGCTACAAAAGTGGACCTCTGAGTCATGACATTGATGGTCGTCTTGCGTGATTCTGAAACTTGCTTGTCAATCGCCTTGTCGAAATAAATCTGTTGCTGTATAGGTATCAGCTTTTGAACTTCAACCTTACCTTTGGTGAACTTCACAACATCATCACGTTTTGATCCATCATGAATTCTTAGGCCGTTCGAAAAGAACTCCTTGGCCTGCTCTCCAGAAAGACCTTCTGGGAATGGGTTCTCTGCAACTTCATCGGACGAAAAAGGATTCGTGATATCAATTGCGCCTTTTTTCAACAGGTTTTGTAGAAGCGTAACCTGCCTTGAAATAACTGGCATGTCGCGGCGTTTTGTATGGCCCATCGTTGCGCGAATCTTTGCCTTTTGAAAGTTCTGGTCGAAATTCGGAATCTCTTCCAGCAAATCTCTACCAACCGAAGCATATTTCTCCATCGCATACGTGCGAGCCTGATCAAGGGTCAGCTTGTGAATCTCAAGCTTGCCGGGTGCAGCACCACCCTTTTCAACAAACTCGTTTATGTATTCTGCGAATGTTCTCATGGCATTACGTAAATGTATTTTGAATATGCAAAGTGTCTCGTTGCTTCTTTCTTGGCCAGATCATAAGTCGTATAGGTTGACATGTAATGAAAACGATCATCTTGATCATCGGCGTTTGGTTGAGTCGAAAACTTATAACACCCAAGTTTCTTTGGTGGGCGTCCATGTGTTCTCAAATATGGCCCTTCAAGGAAAACAACTTCCTCCACAAACTCAGCCAACGTTTTCATTTTGTTTAATCCTTTAGTCGTTTGTCTAGATATACAACAATTTTCTTATAGAGCCTCTTTGTAACCGCATGACCTGTACCAAAAACTTCAAGGTACATGTCAAAGTGGTTCTCTGGTATTACACCCCTGCGTGGTCTTTGCAAAAAGGAAATTGCCTTTTGCTTTGATCTTCCGAAGTGGTCTAACAATGCACCTGCAATGTTCCATGCGTGTGCTTCGATTTCATCATCGGCTGCCAGATAGGCGGCCGCATTTTTCAATTCGACTTTCTTTAGGTACTTTTGTTTTGCACCAAATTCTTTGAAGCCTCTTGCTCTTGCTTGACTGGCATGAATCAACTCATGAGAAAGTGTTTCAGCCAAAGCACCAGCTAAATCATCAACACTTTGCTTGGTGTATGCAATAAGTTTCTCTTTCTTGGAGAACACTATGTACACTTCAATTATAGGTTCACGCTCGTCCTCTTCGTGATTCTCCTTATCGGTAGCAGGCTCATAGTACCCAATGATACTTGTTTCACCCCTATCAAGATTCCCTTCTCTAATCGTGGTGAACTTTACCAAATACTTACGGCTGATTGGTCGTAGAGCCTGAGCAACAGCACTAGGCTCTACTTCCTTATCAGCCAATTTTGATAGTGACTTTACCAGTTCAGCTTTTAGAGATTTTACGTTAACCGGTTGAGTCACCTCTGTAAGATACTCAACGAAGGAACGCATTAATCGAACAAAGAAGTTGCCTTCTCTTCTACCGTACCGGGTCCGCGCATTGCTTTCATTGCACGGTCAAATGTCACACCTGCTTCGCGGGCAGCTTTCAGAATGATGTTCCTCTGACTATGCCCTTTGCGTTGCAGTTTGAAGCCATTTTCTTTCCACCAAGCTTGACCTTTGGTGAAACCTTTCTCTTCACCCTTGCCTTTTTCTTGACGGCCACGTCCACGGGCTGGATGGGGCTTCTTCTCTTTTTCTGGTTCTTCTTCGGCAGGCTCTTCTACTTCTGGTTCTTCCTCAGCAGGTGGTTCTTCAACCTCAACTGGTTCTTCAACATCAGGAGTAGTCTCTTCTTCTGCCTCTAGTTGAATATCATCTTCAACTTTAATTTGCTCATCAGCCATTGTTTTTCTCCTTACGGGATTTGTGTATCGCGGCCGGGTTTTCTAGGTGCACCACCGGTGCTTGTTCCAGTACCGCTTGTGCGATTCTTTGACTTCTTTACTTTCCAGATAATGAAGCCTACAAAAACGGTAACAACCGCTACCCCTACAAGTGTTTCAACATCCATAAAAATTACCTCCTCGATGTTATGGTATTATTTACCAAATTCATTCGAGGAGGCAAGTAAGGATTGCAAACCTTCAACGGCCATTTCTGATAGTACATCACCCTGATTCAGATTTGCTAGGCAGAGTGCGTAATAGGCGCAATCATCACCACGGATGAAAACGCCCGTCCAGTCATCACCAAACTTGACAGGTCCCGTTTCTACACGTTCACCGTCACTCGGTTTCGGCAGGTGTCTCGTTTGCATCTTCTACCGCCCCCATGTTGAAGAAACGCAGATGATCACGAATGTAATCAGCTTGGTTTCTGGCATCCGACAATGAATCATGAGCAACATCTGGCTTCTTGCGCTCACCCATAATCTTACCACGAGCAAGCCATGTCAGTGTTCGAATGTCGCGGTGTTCACGATAATGAATAGGAGAATTAGCGCCAATCAGTCTGAATGCATAGTTCAGAATCGGGGCATCGAATGTGGCATGTGTCCAGCAAGTGAACCCATTTGCACGGTGACTTTTGATGAATTCTTTCAGCATCAAAAGTGCCAGCTTTGCATCAATCGGCTTCGGGGTGAACAAACCTAGCTGTGCAGGCTTGTCTTGTTTCATCCACCACATGATAGTCTCACCACTCAGAGTAAGACCAAGGTCGACCGAAGATTGCAGGTCAACGTTCACTTTGAATTCAGCCGTGGCTTCATCATCGACGTTGAACATTACACATGCAATGGAGGTAATCGCCGATGTTGGGCGATTGTCCATTGTCTCAAGATCAATAGTACAGTGTTTAAAAGTCATGCGAATTTCCATCTAAAAAATAGCACCACCAGCATTCCCACTGCGGCACCAAAATACCAAAACGGGGCAAAGATGCCCGAAAAGACCATAGAGGTCGTTAAGTAATACAATGCAGTTCTCATTTGCGCCCCCAGCCCATCCAGAATAGAATTAGGCAAGCCCAAAACCCAATTGTGTGGAAAATAAAATCAGCAAGCAACCAAAGATGAGCCGTTGTTAGCGGGTCTTCTTTGGTTGCAACATGAGTGAAAACAGCCCACTCTTGATACCCTACAACACCGAAGTAGCATATCAAGCCCATCACTATAAGCAATCTCATAGACGGCGAATCCTTTCAACATGTTCAAGCTTTTTCAGAATGTCGGCCGCCTTGAAATAGGAAGCACGAAACTCAGGGCCGAACGTTTTCAGATGTTCAAGATCACGTTTGGTTCGACGCCACAGGTTGCACACCTTCTTGAAAACGTCATCCGGGATGCTGTCATACTTCCCAAGTGACACGAAGTTGTTAGCCATCCGCATTTGCATTTGCGGGTCCATGTGTGTCATGTTTTTCATCAGAACACCTTCAACAGAATTGTATCTTTGTTCGTGCGACCCGTGCATTCCTTCTCAACAGCTTTGATATCACTGAAAAGCTTTTCTGCCTTGGTACGCGCCAGCGTGGCGAACCCTGCAAGCTGATCTTCTGGCTTGCGAATCTTCTTCTGAACACCTACACAGTTTTTCAGCGTAGTGCCAGAGACTTCGATACCAGACACACCCGAGGTGTATTTCTTCAACAGCCGCTTGTTGGTGTCGAATGCATACAGCACAGTTGCACCGACAATCGTTTCAGGGTCAACCGAAGCCAGATTGAACCCATCATGCACAGTCATGTACTGCAACTTCTTGATGTGGGCCGATGCAGGCTTCACTTTCTTTTTGCGCGGCGTCTTTGCGCGGCGCATCATCTTACCACGAGAACCAGCCTCTTTGATCACCTCAAGAATCTCATTGTGGACCTTGATAAGGCGATTCATTACCAGTTTCGAATACGGGTAAGCTTCGGCAATCTCAGAGTCAGCAGGGGCGGCTTTCGCCTCTTCAATCTCTGCAAGATCACGCTTGTATTGCGCGGTCAAGTCTTTCGCCTGAGTCGCATTCAACTCGCCAGAAACGTCCAGCTTCCACTTTTTAGCACCCTCAAGGATGCTGTCAATAGTTGTATCAAACTCAGTCAGAAACGGCTTGACCGCTTCTTCGTAAGCATTGCGCGCCTTGATCTTCAACAGGCGAGCATTCGCTTCATAATCGATTTCTTTCTTTTCGACTGGCAGCCACTCTTTGATCTGCTCTTTCAGCCGCTTGATATGATCTTTGTTCAGCGGGAAACCACGAAGGGCGACACGGGCGGCAGCACCCATCGTTGCAATACCCTGATTAGGGATTGTGAATGAACCTTTCTTGAAGCCGTTGGCAAGTGCCCACTCTTCAATCCAAGATTTATGATAGGCCCGCAGACTGTTATTGTCATTGGCACCACCAAACTGAGAGTACCATTGCAGGGCGGGGATAAGGACCGAATTGTAGTTTTTCTTTGTTACCTTGACGCCTTCAAACTTCGGTTCAGGACCGAAGACCACAGACAGTTCATTTGTAACTCGCTTTTTAGCCATTGATGATCCCGTAATGAATCAGAAAATGCTCAACCACCAGATACCATGACCACAGTGGAATGATAAGAGCAAAAAAGGTCGACCAGAATCCCTTCGCAATAACGATTCCAGCAACCCAACCAATCAGAGCAAGTAACCGAGCAATGTGCATCATTTGATAAAGTCCTCAAGTGCAGACGCCTCAGCCTCAGCTTTATCGGCCAGACGATCAATAAAATCAGTTTCACCGAGACCCGCCATTGCGCTGTTAATCATGTCAGCAATCGGGTTATTCGGTGTCTTCAAAAAGTCAGCGATTTCTCTTGCAGCCTTCGCTTGACGTTTCGCCGCGGCTTGTACCTCGGCATTGCTAATGTGAATTTCGTTGGACATTTTAGCTCCGAAAGAGAAACAAGTGAGTGTTCTGGCTTTTGAACATGTCCTACTTGGTAGGCTCAGTTCTCCTGATCTGTGGGGGATCAACGAGTCCCACAACTCGCAGCCAGAACACTCAGTTCTTTCCCTATCTTGCTCTCAAGGGTGGCTTATAATGACACCATTGTACCACAAGTCGCTATTACTTAGCAACCGGGCTTGGTGCAGCAACACCGCATTTCTTGCGGCCGAGATTGCTTGCTTTGCGACCAATATTGTACACCATGTACTTCTTGGCCATCTTCTGTTTCGCCCACCTTGGGGCAACGTAGTCAAGTTTTTGAACCTCGCCACCTTTGGCAAGGAATGCGTCAACGGCTGCGCTCATGACATTACTCCATGAAACGACATGTGAACGATGAAGAGTGCGAACCAAAGCACCCCAATGAAAAAAGCGAAACCCACCGCATTCCCAAGAACAGAAAGGGTGAATTTCAGCTTCGACGGCTTTTTGACACCAGCCGGGTGATAGTTCAGAAGATTTATCTTGTACAACTCAGTACTCCTTGTACTCAAGTTCAACACAGATTGCTTCGGGCTTTTTCAACCAGTAGTCGCGGCAAGCCTCAGCCTCGTATTGTTCTCTGAACGTCTTATGCCAGAACGTCAGAGATTCAAGTTCAACGTATACAGACCACATAGACCCATCATCAAAAGGGGGTGTTCGCTGAGTCGCCTTATTCACACCTCAGTGGAGAAGATACGAACTCTAAGCCCTTTCGGCGCGAACACCCGTTGAAAGGAAAGTTTGCCCACCTCCGCCTGGTCAATTCCCTGTGTCTGGGTCAGCGTTAGCGAGGAGGCGGGGCTCAACTCAAGTACCGTGGTAAATGAGCGTTTTTCTCGCAATACTGGTTCGATTCTAACGAGCAAGGACACATCCTGTCAGGTTCTTGCCTGACGCCCGTTACCTGAAACCAATTTCTTCGATAGGACCTCGTTATCAGCAGTGGTAGAAAAAGTAGAAGAAGTATCTCTTGCGGGTTTAGAAGTGCGTCTCCAGAGCCCGCTTTTCTTGAGTCACATCACCATCTGGCGCTTTCTGACCTCTCTGGATTAAAAACTTTTGATTGCTGTTGAAAGGCACGTAAGTTTCGTTGTTTGTCGTCCCAGTGATACGTGTCTAACAATTTGGGCAACGTCAACAGCAATCAGAAGCTTTCTTATCCCTCCCCTCAATCAACAAGTATATTATGGCACAGCCGGGGATAGAGTGCAACCACCGTTACACTCGCTTTGGCGCATTTTTTGGGTTATTTTTACCCGATTACCACGGGTCGCCAGATAGCTTCATAGACGAAGCCATGGCTTGAGACACATATTTGAAGCGCATTTTCATGATACGCTTTCCAGCGGCAGTCACACCAACTGCGGTATCACCGACTTTGCTGAATTTGATAGGGCCCTGACTCAAGGCACCAATTTTAGAATTTTCAAGGGGGTTATGAATCAACACCTTGTTCTTTGCACCCGTCACTTTGATGTACATCGGGTACACCGCTTTACCAGCGTCCATCCAATCGTTTATAACGTGCTTCTTTGCGTCTTCCTGACTCATGCCATTCAGAGCATAAAGCATCAGATCACGAAGCATTTCCAGCAGTTTTGAACGTTCAGCATTGGCATCTGCCGTGATTTCTTTGCTTGCACGGATTTCTTTCTTGCGCGTATTCGCCACTCTTGACAAGCCCCATTTCTCAATGAACTTGTTTTCAACAGCGTCTTTGACCTGCGAGAAGTTGGCTTTGTGAATTGCTTCGATTGTTCCCATACCGGGATTCTTGAAACCAATGTCACCATAGGTTAATGTTGACTTAGCAGAAATGCCTAGGAACTTACCATCGGAAAACTTGATAAGAATGTCAGTCGGATTTCCCCTGTCAACTTGCCCTGTTTTCCCAACAGCCTTTTGCAGTGAGCCGGGGCGAGCAGTCCAATAGATTTTCGAAACCTGACCAGAATACCCGTTCTTTTTCGCCCACTTTAATGCTTCCTT